AAAATTATTTTCATCTTCAATGGAGTCTATGATTCCTTTTTTTTGTAGTTCATATAAAAGACTACCGGTGACTATTTCTTTTAGAAATTCTTCCATGTCGTCTTGATTGAAGATATTTTCTAATGAGTCTTCATCTAAGTCGCCATTAATAAATTTTGTTGTGAGTTTATCACAGAAGAACTCCAACGCGTAAGATTCGTCTTCAATCTCATACTCATTAAAAAAATCAGATTCCCTAAGTAAGAGAACAATTTCACTCGCCTTTTCCATGACGATTGGTTGGTATATGTTTTTCATGTTTTAAGTGTCTTAGTAAAGTATAAGAAATAAAGATGAAAAAACAAAGACCTCTTGACATTGATACAATAAATGGTTATTTTTTAAAAAAAAGTTTACGGTATGCCTGATAATAGAAAAATTTTTATACAGATAGCGGCCTACAGGGATAAAGAACTGTTACCAACACTCAAAGATTGTATAAAGAAAGCCAAAAACCCTGATAAACTCGTATTTTCCATTGCCTGGCAACACTCAAAAGATGATGAGTGGGATAATTTAGATGAATGGAAATGTGACCCACGATTTAAAATAATCGACATCAATCATACAAAAGCTAAAGGTCCGTGTTGGGCGAGACATATCTTACAACAACAATATGATGGTGAAGAGTACACTTTACAATTGGACTCACATCACAGATTTACAAAAAATTGGGATGAAGAATTAATTATAGAATTAAAAAAATTACAGGAAAAGGGTCATAAAAAACCCATGTTAACGGGATACATACCCTCATACGAACCTGAGAACGACCCAAAAGGTCGTTTAGACGTACCATGGAAAATGAACTTTGATAGATTTAGTCCTGATGGTAATATACATTTTCTTCCGGCATCAATTGATGATTTTAAAGAAAGAGACGAGCCTGTCAAAGCTAGATTTTATTCCGCTCACTTTTGTTTCACTCTTGGTCAATTTGCGTTAGAAGTACAACATGACCCCGATTATTATTTTCATGGTGAGGAAATTTCGATATCTGTTAGAGCCTATACCCATGGATATGATTTATTCCATTTACATCGAGTTTTAATATGGCACTATTACACTCGTAGGGGTTCCACTAAACAGTGGGATGACGACCCGATATGGCACAAAAGAAATGAGTACAGTCATTATAAAAATAGGAAACTATTTGGTATGGAGAATGACGGTAAAGAAATTGATTTTGGTGATTTTGGTTTTGGTCCAAATAGAACTCTTGAACAATACGAAAGATATTCGGGTATCTCTTTTAAAAAAAGAGCGACACAAAGATATACATTAGATTACAACCACCCACCAAATCCATATATTGAAGACCAAATCGAATATGATAATTCATTTACTTCACATTTTAAACATTGTATAGATATTGGTTACCATGATGTACCTCATGACGACTACACGTTTTGGGCGGTGTCTTTTAATGATGAAAATGGTAATGAAATTTACAGACAAGACGCCTCACCTGAAGAAATTCGAATGATGAAAAGAGATGTGGACGGTTACTGTAAACTATGGAGAAGTTTTGAAACGGTAAGTAAACCCGCTAAATGGTATGTTTGGCCACATTCAGAAAAACATGGTTGGGGTAATAGACTAGAGGGTGTAATTTAATAAAATATATGGAAAAAATATTAGTTCATTTACCAGCATATAGGGAACCTGAGTTATTACCTACAATAAAAAGTGCGTTAGAAAACGCCCAGTTTCCCGAAAGAATTCACTTTGGTATTTGTCGACAATTTAACCCCGAGGATGGTTTTGATAATGTTGATGAGTATAGAGATGACCCACGATTTAAAATAAAAGACATTCATTATACCGAAGCAAAAGGTTTAGCGTATGCACGTTCTGTCATTAATGAAGAATTGTTAACCGATGAAGATTTTGTTTGTCAATTAGACTCTCATCATAGATTTTCTGAGAATTGGGATTCTAAATTGATTGGTTGGTATCACGAATTAAAGGAGGATGGACATAATCCACTTATTTGTGGTTATTTACCTTACTATGACCCGTTTAATGACCCTGAAAAAAGAGTTCACGAACCTTGGTTCTCAAGAGCTGAATGTTTTTACCCACATGGTACAATATTCATAAGACCTGCCGGTGTTCGTGGTGGTTGGCAAGACTTGACAAAACCATATCCCGCCAGATTCTTAAGTGGTCATTTTTGTTTTGGTCCTAATAAATGGGCTAAAGAAGTTAGGCACGACCCAAATATCTTTTTTGCTGGTGAAGAAATCAATCTTTCGGTTCGGAGTTTTACACATGGATACGATTTGTTTCACCCACATCAAGTTGTTATATGGCACGCAACCATGAGAGAAGAACGCGCTGGTAAATTGGTATGGGATGACCAACATAAACGGGGTGAAAGTATGTGGTGGAAAGGTAATGACGTTGCTCGTTCAAGAATTAGACAACTATTGTGCACTGAGGATAATGGTCACGATTTAGGACCATATGGGTTGGGAACTGATAGGACTATTCGTGACTATGAAAAATATGCGGGTATTCATTTCAAGAAAAGAGCGTTTCAAAAGTGGACAATTGACGATAAATTCCCACCTAATCCACAATTTGATACAGAGGAAGAGTGGGAGGAATCATTTATGAAATCATTTTACTATTTAGTTAATATTGATAGAAATGACCTACCTGAAAATGATTATGATTTTATATTGGTAGCGTATGATGATGAAAATGGGTTATCAATATTTAACAAGTACATTGATGGTCATAATTTACAAAAATTTTTAAATGGTGATGGACCAATTCACTACGAAGAAATGTTTTTGATTGAAAAAGAACCAAAAAGAGTCGTTTATTGGGCTCACTCACCTGAAAGAGGATGGGTAGAAAGAAAAGAAATAAATTTAAATAATTAAAAAAATGAGCAAATTTACAGAAGTATTAAAAGCATGTAGTAATTTTAAAAAAACAACATACTATTGGGACCACAATATTTTAACGCACGAGGAAAATAGTATTAGAAATTACCCCGCACCTTGGATTACAAAAACCGTAGAGTTATTGAAAATAATTGAAGGTAATGTTATCGTTGAAATTGGTTCAACAAGAAGAGAATTGACTCAGAGTTGTATTTCTTATCATAATAACTCAATGAAATTGGAAAGTAAAGACGCTCCCCCATGTTGTCAAGATGGTCATTCAACTTATTTTTGGGTTAGAGAAGGTTTTGAAGTACATACGGTTGATATCGACCAAATGTGTAAACAAGAAATTGAGAGTTCTTATGAACATCACATTAAAGAACCAATACCAAGTAATTTACATATGCACATTCCACATGATGGTATTGAGTTTTTGAAAAATTTCAATAAGAAAATTGATTTATTATTTTTAGATGGTTGGGATGTGGGTACTGATAATTTTGCTGAGAAACATTTAGAGGCGTTTATGGCCGCGAAAGATAAATTGGCTGACAATCATCTGATTTCAATTGATGACACCGATTTTGATACGGATTTAGGTGGAAAAGACAAATACCTTACACCATATCTATTAGAAAACGGATATATCAAAGTTCTATGGGGTAGACAAACTGTTTTTGTAAAAAATTCTGATTTAGAAAATAATAAAACGGGTCTTTTTTCTAAATTATTTGGTAATTAATGTCGTCAATCAAAAAAATAGAATTTTATTTAGATTTTCCTCAAGTTACGGGGGTTGACGGGTTTAGTGAATTCGACGCAGACGATATTAAAAATCCCGACATTACATACGATGGTGTAGAATATATGCATCAAATATGTCCCATAGAAATTCTTAGAAGTTTAATTAAAAAATATCCAGAAATTGAATTCATACCAATTAATACAAGATTAATAAACAAAGATTGTTGTTGCCCCGCATATGGTATTGCCACACCTGTCATAAAAAATCCAAAAACGGGAAAGTTTATGATAATATCGTATTGCGATAGGGGGTATTATATAACAAAGGGCGAATCGCCTTGGGGTTGGGATTTAGATAATTGTGTTGATGTGTTTCAACCTGTGGGCATTAATTTTGATGTCGTACATTATAAACCAATGATACCATTTGATTGTACCGATGAAGAGGGGTATAAAAAAAATTGTTTGGAATATGTCTACACACCGTGTACCATGTCAACATATTTTAAAAGTGGTATGATTGAAATTGAAAAGTTATACAATAGGGTCGATAGGAAAATACCCGAAAAATTGTTTTTAAGAGGTGGTAATGCCCCGTTTAGGGAATACTTGAGACATTTTGATGATAGGTTTAACATTTTTTATCCCGATAGGTTAACGGGTGATGAATTTATGATAGAACTTTCACAATATTCTATCATTATGGACGTAAACTCAGTGGTAGAAATATCAGGTCGTTTAATTGACGGTATGGGTTTGGGTTGTGCGGTTATAAGACCTGAATTAGCTATTCAATATCATAATAAATTGATTCCTAATTATCATTATGCTAAAGTTGATTGTGATGATTTGTCTGATTTTCCCAGATTAGCGAACGCTTATATTGAAAAATTTGAAGAATTAAAAAACAAACCGAAATTGGTAGAATTTATTGGTCAAAATGGTAGAAAATGGTATGAGGAAAATTCAAGATTAGATTCTTATTCAAAACTATTTGTTGATGAATTAATAAACTTAGATAAACTTTTATAGTGAATTATAAAAAATATGAAAAAATATGGGTAATCGGTGATTCGCATTCAAACACTTTTCATATTGGTCACCCAAAAATAGGGACACTAAACGTTGGACCAATAACCATGCATAGAGTTGGTAGAGATGGTTTAGAAGAAAACTTTGATAACTATTACATTCCGAGAGGTGAAGTTTCAAGAGAAGGTTTGTGGGTGTTGGCGTTTGGTGAAATAGATTGTCGATGTCATTTATGGAATCAGATTAATGTGAACGGTAGAAATGAAGATGAAGTAATAAACACATTAGTTTCAAACTATTTTGAATCAATTAAAAACGCAAATTATCATGAAATTGCAATAATGAGTGTCGTTCCCACAATAAGGTATCTCACAGGTAATTATGACCATAGTCGATTCCAAGAACAATACCCTGTAATTGGATTAGACAGTGATAGATTACGTTACGTTCAAAAAATAAATGATTTATTAAAAGAAAAATGTAAAGAAAATAACTACCCATACATTGATGTACATTCATTATACTGTGATAACGAAGGTTACATGGTAAAAGAATGGTCAGATGGTGAAGTACATATAACTGATAGAGATAGACTATTTGATTTTTTTGAAAAAATGGGATTACTATAATTAAAGATAAAGAAAAAATGATTGAGCAATTAAAATTATACGACGTTAAGTCACCCAAAGTTAGATTGGGAAATGAATGGGATGGTGGTTATGTTGCTCCCCAAATAATATTAGATTCAAGTGCAGCATTATTCTCTTATGGAGTTGGTTCTGATATTTCATTTGAAATTGATTACGTAAGAAAAACTAATAAACCTTCATTCTCATATGACCACACAGTGGAAGGTGCGGGTATTCCTCATGATTTACAACACCTAATGGTGTTTAAAAAAGAGGGTTTGTCTTACCAAAAAGAAACCGATTTAGATACATTCTTTGCTCACTATGAACAGAGTGGCATTAAAGAACAAGTTTTTTTAAAAATGGATATTGAGGGTGCAGAATTCCCCTTCTTTTTAAATTCTGATATAAAAAGATTATCAGAAATCGTAACGGGAATTGTTGTGGAGTTTCACCCAATTGACAACCCAAGATTACTACAAGAGTATTTTGACGTACTTAAAAAAATTAACGAATATTTTTATCATTGTCATATTCATTGTAACAATTATGCGGGTTCATCTCCATACTCAGAATATGGACTTGATATTACTTTACCACACATATTGGAAATGACGTTCATAAATAAAACACTGGTCGCGAATAATAAGTCGACTCTAAGTAGATTTTTAGACACTTTTAAAAGTGGTAAAAAAGTTGATTTAGATATGAACAATTACCCAAATCCCGAATATGATAGAAAAAACGATTTAAATAGACCCGAACATTCTTTAGATTTTATAAAATTAATAAACAAACTATAACATGATTTACATTTCACTTACAACAGTACCTAAAAGAATAAATCTTTGGGATTCATTTAAAGAAAATCTGACCTCTCTTTTGAATCAGAAGACAGATAAAGATTACAAAGTATTGTTAAATATACCATACAAGTATAAAAATAATAACGATGAAGAATACATCATCTCAAATGACTTAATTGATTTTGTAAATAAAAATTCTAAATTAATAATTAATCGCGTTGAGAAAGATTATGGTCCCGTGGTTAAAATTACAGGAGCGTTACTCTATATCACAAATCCCGACGACATAATGATTGTTTGTGATGATGACCATGTTTACCACGAAGACATGTTAGAATACCATTTAAAAAAGATGTCTCAATACCCTGAAGCTATGATTTGTTTCAGGGGTGATAATTGTATTGAAAAAAGAGAGTGGTTAGACAGTGATGGTATTGTTAAATATACCTTAAGTCCTACACATTTTTATTTCCCAATAAAATACGATGGTCAAGTTATTCAACCCGGTCATTGGCATTCGGTATCTTATCTAAGAAATTACTTTAGTGATGATTTTATGGATGAATCATTTTTATCCATGGCAACAAATGATGATGTATTAACAGGTTATTATTTTAGATTAAGGGAAAGACCATATATTGTTGCAACTTGGGAAAATGAGACGGACTGGAGGTCTGTAAACAATAATGGAAGAGGTTCACATTCTTTCCCAATCGTAAGACAGATATTATTTCCTGATTCGGGATTTAATGAGTTTAGAGCTCAATGCGGTCACCATATGGGTTATATGCATGATAGAATTTTTGATGAATTTACCCAAAATAACAATAAAATTTACACTCAAAAATAAATTATGTCAATTCTGAATACAATTAAAAATTTAATTATGAAACATAAGAGAAGAGTTATCGTAACATTAACAACAATCCCATCAAGACTTTCGGCGGAATATGATACAGGGATAAAAAGTAATATTAAATCATTAATAGAACAAGAATATAATGGTGAATATGAAATACATTTAAACGTACCGTCTGTAAGTAAATTAACCGGTGAACCTTACGTTATACCAGAATGGATGAAAGAGTTGTCACAACAACATCCTAAATTTAAAATTTTTGAAGGTTTAGATGATTTAGGTACTATGACAAAGTTAGTTCCCACCTTAAAAAGAGTTACCGAAAGAGACGCTATTTTGATTGTATGTGATGATGATTTAGTTTATCACCCCAAGATGGTTGAAGAACAAGTTAAAAATCAAGAAACCTATACTGACACCGCTTGTGGATATGATGGAAGTAGATGTGAGAACCCGAGTGATTTTGATGATGTTAGAAACACTTTTGTTGTTTCCGTTTATAAAGACGTGTATGTAAAATTTTTACAACACTATAAAACAATTTCTTATCAAAGATATTTTTTCCAAGATGATTTATATAAGGAGTTTATGGACGTATCATGGAATGATGACGTATCATTTTCTGCATACATGGGTAAACATGGATTTAAGAAATTGGTTAGATTTTACAGTGACGAAGAACCACTTATCACCATTGAACAATGGAGAGAAAAAGGTGGTGTCACCACATTTCCAGTAATCAGACATACAACACACGAAGGTATCGAGGGTTGTAACATACACAGGAATCAAAATATTGACGACAACCACATGAGATTTATTCAATTAGGTTGGATGTAAAAAAACATTATGAAAAAAATATGGTACGCACCTAATAAGTTTGAGTCATATGGTGAGGAGGAAATACAAGCGGTTGTTAATTGTTTAAGAGATGGTTGGATTGCCGGATTTGGACCTAAAACGATTGAATTTGAAGAAAGAATTAGTCGTTTTTTTGGTAAAAAATTCGGTGTTTTTGTGAACAGCGGTTCGTCCGCCTGTTTATTATCATTAGCTTGTTTACAATTAAACAAGGGAACTAAGGTGATTACACCCTCTTGTACATTTTCAACAACTTTAGCACCTATAATTCAATTAGGTTTAATACCTGTATTTTGTGATGTTGGTATAAACTCTTATGTACCAACTGTAAGTGAAATAATTTCTTTGGTTGATAATGAAGTTAAAGTCATTATGCTACCAAATCTTATTGGTAACAAACCCAATTGGAAATTATTAAAAGAATGTTTAATCGAAATTGGTAGAGGGGATATTATTTTAATTGAGGATTCTGCTGACACTATAACTCACACATTAGAATCGGACATCTCAACAACAAGTTTTTACGCTAGTCATGTGATTACAGCTGGTGGTTCGGGGGGTATGGTTATGTTCAATGACACCAAATTAAGAGACGTATGCTTACAATACAGAGATTGGGGAAGGTTAGGAGATAATTCTGAAATAATGTCTGACAGATTTAACCATTCTGTTGACGGAATTCCTTACGACCACAAATTCTTGTATTCGGTGTTGGGTTATAATTTTAAAAGTTCGGAAATGAATGCGGCATTTGGTTTAGTACAATTAGATAGATTTAAAAATTTTGAACAAATAAGACGAAATAATATAGAAAGATACATTAATAATTTAAGAGGTGTTGGTGACATTATTTTACCCGATGATTCAATAAAACCCAATTGGTTGGCTATCCCACTACAAAGTGAGTACAGGTACGATTTACTTCATTTCTTAGAGGAAAATAATATACAAACAAGAGTAACTTTTGCTGGTAATGTTACAAGACATCCAGCGTATAGAAATTATTTAAAGTCATTTAAAAACTCAGACATGATTATGAGAAATGGGTTTTTACTTGGTGCACACCATGGGATGAATATTGATGATGTTGATTACGTGACAGATAAAATTATAAAATTTTTTAATTAATGAAGGTAGTTTACATAACAGGTTGTTTAGGTTTTATTGGTTCTCATATTACAAGAGAATGTCTGAATTTAGGGTGGTATGTTATGGGTGTTGATAAAATGACATATGCATCAAATAAAGAATTATTAAAAGAATTTAATGAATATAAAAATTTCACATTTGTTAAAAGTGATATTAATGATTTAAAATTTTTATATGATTGTGACTATGTGATTAATACCGCAGCAGAAACCCACGTTGGTAATTCAATATCAAATAGTAATGAATTTGTCTCAAGTAATATTAATGGTGTCCATAATTTATTGGAATTAATTAGAACATATCGTTTAGAAACGTCAAAGACACCTGTTTTATTACATTTTAGTACCGATGAGGTATATGGTGATATACTTAATGGTGAACACAATGAAGATGATATCTTAAAACCAAGTAATCCTTATTCTGCAACCAAATCAGCCGCAGACCAATTAATAGTTGCGTGGGGTAGGACGTATAACTTACCATATGTAATTATTCGACCAACAAACAATTATGGTGTTGGTCAATACGTTGAAAAACTTATACCAAAAACTTGCAAATATCTAATATTAGGTAGAAAAATACCTTTACATAACAATGGTTTCCCAATTAGAAATTGGTTACACGCTGAAGATACTGCAAGGGCCGTAATAACAATAATAAATTCAAATAGAGTAAATGAGATTTTTAATATCTCATCAAATTACGAACAGACAAATTACGAAACCGTGAGTAAAATAGTGAAAATTTACCATGGTAAAGACGACCCAAATGATTTTATTGATTTAACATATTCCAGACCCGGTATGGATATGAGATATTCATTAAACGATTCTAAAATGAGGTCATTAGGTTGGACACCATTGAAAAATTTTGATGATGAAATAATAAAAATAGTAGAATATTATAAAAATAAATTTATATGGTAGAGCTAAAGAAACGAATAGTTGAAATCGCCTATAAACATAAATTAGGTCATCTTGGTAGTTATTTCTCAGCACTAGAAATAATTGATAGTATCTATCAAAAAATGAATAAAGATGATATATTCATCTTATCATCAGGCCATGCCGCATTAGCATTATACGTTTGCTTGGAAAAATATAGAGGACAAGATGCTGAAGCATTATTTTTAAAACATGGTGGACACCCACATTGGGATGAAGAAGCGGGTATATGTTGCTCAACAGGTAGTTTGGGTTTAGGTATTACTATTGCCCTAGGAAGAGCAATTGCTAATCTAAATAGAAAAGTATATGTGTTATTAAGTGATGGTGAGTGTGCTGAAGGTAGTGTTTGGGAATCTCTTAAAACCATAGTTGAACAAAACATTACAAACATTGAGGTACATGTTAACGTAAATGGATATGCAGCTTATAGAGAAGTAGACGTTGAATATTTGACAAATAGATTAAAATCATTTCTATCTAATATTAATATCCATTACACTACAGTAGAACATTTTTCATTTCTTAAAGGATTAAATGCTCACTACCATATAATGAAAGAAAATGATTACCAAACAGCATTAGAACAATTATTATGAGACGAGAATTTGCTAAATTATTGCTTAATGAAATGAAATCTAATCCTGATATTTATCTTATTACAGGTGATTTAGGTTATGGTTTATGGGATGACATTATGAATATATTTCCTGATAGATTTTTTAATGTGGGGTCATCTGAAATGGCTATGATGGGCATAGCTATTGGACTAGCGATGGAAAATAAAATACCATTTGTATATTCAATTACACCGTTTGCTATTTATAGACCATTTGAAATGATTAGAAATTACGTTAATCATGAAAATATTCCTGTAAAGATATTAGGTGGTGGTAGAAATGAAGATTATGGTTATTTAGGATTCTCACATTGGGCTAGTGAAGATTTAGCTGCTCTAAGCATATTTGAAAATCTTAAATTATTTAAACCACATACTCAGGATGAATTAGAAAATGATTTTAATTTTGCTGTTAATAATAATTCTCCTGTTTATATTAATTTAAAAAAATGAGAATACTAATTACAGGAGCAAATGGATACATAGGTAAATCATTGTTTGAAAGTTTAAAAAATCAATTTAATGTTGTTGGGATATCGAGAAAAGATTTTGATTTAACCGACTCTTTTGAAACTTTGAAATTTTTTTCAGACAAATATTTCGATGTTGTTTTACATTGCGCAGTAATTGGAGGAAGTAGACTAAAAAAAGATGATTTTCAAATAATGGATGAGAATTTGAAGATGTATTTTAATCTTTTAGGTTGTAAAAATCGGTTTGATAGATTTATTAATTTGGGTTCGGGTGCAGAAATTTTCAATAGTGAGTCACCATATGGTTTAAGTAAAAAAGTTATCCATAATTCCATTTTAGAAAAAGATAATTTTTTTAATATAAGATTGTTTGCAGTTTTTGATGAAAACGAGATTGACACAAGATTTATAAAGTCGAATATAGTAAGATACATCAAGGAGGAGCCATTTGTTTTATATGAAAATAAAGAAATGGATTTTTTTTATATGGAAGACTTTACAAGGTTGGTAAAATATTTTATCTTTAGTGATAAAGATATTCTACCAAAAATTCATGAATGTACTTACAATAAAACCTTTAAAACTATAGAAATTCTACAGATGATAAATAATTTAGGTGAGTTCAAATCACCAACCCTTAACGACTCTATAATAGGTAAAAAATATTGCGGAAATTTTATTGATTTAGGAATTGAGTATGTTGGATTAGAACAAGGAATAAAAAACACGTATAACAGATTACGAAACAAATGAAATAAATAAAGAGTTGGTGATGAATCAAGAGATTAATAAAAATTTAACTATTGTTACTGGTTTATGGAATATTGGTAGACCGGGGAGGGATTTTACACATTATATTGAACACTTCAAAATGTTCTTAGATATTCCACAAAATTTATTCATTTATATACCAGCGGAATATGAATATTTGGTTTGGGAAAAACGAAGTAGAGAGAATACATATGTACGAATAACCGAATTGGAAGATATAAAAAGATTATACGACCCTTTTTGGAATAAAACTCAAGAAATAAGGACATGTCCTGATTGGTTAAATCAAGCTGGTTGGTTATCGGGTTCACCACAAGCAGTTTTGGAATACTATAACCCAATAGTTCAATCTAAAATGTTTATGTTAAATGACGCGTCAATTTGGAATCCATTTGACACTGAGTATTTCTTTTGGTTAGATGCGGGAATTACAAATACTGTGCCTCACACACATATAACTGAAAATAACATCTTAAATAAATTACCTGAATATGGTAATCCATTTTTATTTTTAAGTTATCCATATCAAGCCGAAAATGAAATTCATGGTTTCACTTTTACTGAAATGAATAAGATTGCACGAACGAAGGTAGAATATGTTTGTCGAGGTGGTTTGTTCGGTGGACACAAACAACAAATACACGAAGCAAATGCAACATATTATTCAATCTTGACTAACACATTGAATACGGGTTACATGGGAACAGAGGAAAGTGTCTTTACTTTGATGTCATACAATGAACCTCACTTGTACAAAAGATTTGAATTAGATGGTAATGGTTTGATTGTGAAATTTACCCAAGCGATTATTGATAAAAAAGTAGATATCGTTGCACCTAAAATAACCCAATCCCAAAAATTTATTAAGTACACAGATAGGGATGTTGAAAAGGTTAAAACAAATTTATACGTCTTAACATTTAATTTCGCTGAGCAGGTTTTACACACCATTACATCAATGGAAAAAACGCCCGATTGGTTAAATAGACCGCATTTAGTTTTACTCGATAATTCAACAACCCAAGAATCTCGAGATAAAAATAGGGAAATCGCTGAAAGTTTTAAATTTGAATATGTTAGTTTAGGGGGTAACACCGGTATTTGTGGAGGTAGACAAGCGGCGTCAGAACATTTTCATAATTCTGATGCTGATTTTATGTTCTTTTTTGAAGACGATATGACCGTTAATCCTCCTGAAATTGAAGGTCAATTTTGTAGAAACGGATTTAGAAAATACATCCCCAATCTTTACAATTTGGTTCACAGAATAATGTTAAAAGAACAATTTGATTTTCTTAAATTGTCATTTACTGAAGTATATTTTGATAACGACAAACAATGTTCTTGGTACAATGTGCCACAAACAATTAGAACAAGAGATTGGCCCAACTATGATAAATTACCTGTGACAGGTTTAGACCCAAATGTACCATTAACTAATTTTAAGAATATTAAAAGTATGGATGGATTATCTTATATCGACGGTGAAATTTATTATGCAAATTGGCCAATGATTGTTAGTAAAGAAGGTAATTATAAAATGTTCATAGAAACAAAATGGGCACATCCATTTGAACAAACGTGGATGTCATATATGTATCAATTAACAAAAGAAAATAAACTAAGACCTGCGGTATTATTAGCGTCACCGATTTGGCATGATAGAATTAAACACTATCAACCCGACGAAAGAAGAGAAAATTAAATTTTATGAAAATTGGAGTCATTGGTATTGGTGTTGTGGGTCAAGCAATTAAAGATGGGTTTGAATATATTGGACACGAAGTATCTATTTACGATATAAAAATGCCTGAGACAAAAATAGAGGATGTTTTAGGTTGTGAAATAAAATACTTAACGGTTAGTACGATAATTGGTTTAAATGAAGAATGTGATTTATCCGCGGTAAGCAGTGTGGTGAGTCAATTAGATGAATTAAACTATAACGGTTTAATTGCAATAAAAAGCACGGTAGAACCTGGAACAACTAATAAATTAAAATTAGTTTATCCAAATTGTAGATTTGTTTTTGTACCGGAATTTTTAAAAGAAAGATGCGCATATAATGATTTTGTATTTAATAATAACATACTTGTAGTTGGGACTGAAAATGATATCGATTATAACTTAATTGTTGAAAGTCATGGTAATTTACCTATTCATAGGGTAAAAATGAAAATTGTTGAAGCTGAATTAATGAAGTATTTTTCAAACACTTATAAAGCAACAAAAATTACATTTGCGAATTCATTCCACAAAGTTTGTCAACATTTTGGAGCTAATTATGGCGCGATTAAAGATGCGTTTTTATTTCACGGAGTGGGTGAAAGTCATTATTTGAACGTAAATGAAGAGTTTGGTGGATACGCGGGCCCTTGTTTACCTAAGGACACCAAAGCTATGAAAGTTCTTTGTAAAAAATATAATATCGATGTTGACATTTTCAAATTTATTGATGAGGAAAATGATAAATTTATAAAAAAGGTCCCAAAAGGGATGAGAAAATAAGTGAGAATTTTAGTCACAGGAGCCGCTGGATTTTTAGGTTCACATTTATGTGATTCTCTTTTAAGTAATGGACATCAAGTTATTGGTGTTGATAATTTTTTCAGAGGTAAAAAATCAAATTTACCGATTCATGATAATTTTAGGTTTTACGAAATTGATTTAAGGAATTTAAGTCAAACAAAGATTATGATGAATACCGAGTATCCTGAAATTGTTGTACACTATGCAGCAATCAACGGAACAAAGTATTTTTATGACATACCGTACAAAGTTTGTAATGATAATATTCTTTTAACACAAAACATTTTAGAATCCTGTGGAAAGTCAGTTAGAAAAGTTGTTTATGCGTCGTCTTCTGAAGTATATGGTCCCGAACCTAAAGTCCCAACAAAAGAAACTGAATATATAATTTTAGATTCATTATCCGATAGAGATTCTTATGCGTCATCAAAAGCAATAGGTGAGTATTTGGTTAGATTATGGGCTAGGGAAAATCAAAAAAATTATCTAATCGTTAGACCATTCAATACCTATGGACCAAGAATGGCAACAAACGGTTACGGACAAGTTATACCTGAATTTATAGAAAGAATTAAATCGAGCGAACAATTTTACTTGTTTGGTGATGGTAAACAAACTCGTTCTTTTTGTTATGTTACAAACCATACCGACATAATGAATCAATTGATTGAAAATGTTAATGATAAAATTTTAAATATTGGTTTTGACGAAGAGGTGACAATAAATGAATTATCAAAAGTAATTCACGAAATCATGGGTATTGAGTTCAACGTTATCTATAAAGAAGGTTGGAAGAACGATACTAAATGGAGAAAACCTGATTTAGATGAATTAAAAAATTGTACAAATTATAATAATTTTATACAATTAAAAGATGGTATTAAAAAAATGTTAGATTATCCGAATATTTAATATAAACCCCGACTAATAGTCATAAGTATTTTAATACACCTATATGGACCCCGATAGTGATACACAAACTGAAACACAAGGAGACAAGATTGACCCTTTATCGAGATACATCTCTAATGTTAGCGATGTTCTTTCTCCCATTTGGGTACGACGCTTCATTCAAGTTGTTGATGGAGGTCACTGGCTCGTATTGGGTTGCAGATATAATTTTTTACTTTATTTCAGGATGTTTTTGGTTATCGTATATATTTTTTACTCGAACATTATCTTCTAAAAAGGATAATTGACATCTTTCAGTTTTGATTCTAATAATCTAAAACATTCATAAAAACCCTCTACTTCAATCAATTCTCTATTTGATTGAGAGTCTTGACAAGGAAAAAATATCTTGCCATCATTTAATGACAAACTATAAACCCAATTATTCCTTGTCATCATTTCTACAGTAAGATAGATACCGTTTTTATCAAAAAATTTGTACAATTTCTTAATGTCGTAATATCGAAGAACCGATAAGCATGGTAAACCAACGTTAGGAAACATCATTTTAGAAAAGATGTTTAACGCTCTCGGATATAAATATTTAATGGTATACCAATCCATCATATCAGTAATTATTTGAAATAAGATATTAATTCAATTTTTTTTTTCAATGATAAATTACCATACCAACAATATTTATTAATATGGATTTTTTAAGTGACAAAAAAAAAGATAAAATTAGTGAGTTTGTTAAGTTTGTTAAAATCGAACTAAACTTAGAGAAGTGCCCTGTTGTTATTTTACAAAATGGTAGAGGTGAACTAAAAACCACAGCGAGTTACAATTATTTAAAGGACCCAAAAATAATTCGAGTTAATGTTAAAAATAGAGCTTTGGTTGACGTGTTAAGAAGTATCGCTCACGAAATGATTCACCATAAACAATATGAACAAGGTAGACTAAAAGTACAACCACCTGACATAGGGGGTGAAATTGAAGATGAAGCCAATTCTAAAGCTGGACAATACATAAAGATGTTTTCCAAGAAAGATAATACAATATATGATGAGTAAATTATCTTAAAAAGGTTAAAATTACTTTCACAGTAACCGCCCTTTCTCTTGTCCCATCTGAAAGATATAAATCCGTAATTATTTCAGGGCTCATTAAAATTAATTCATTTGGTGGTGCAACCCCAACATTATTCGTTTTAAAAGTGTAATCGGTTTTTAAACCAAGAGTATGGTCTAAAATTGACATCCTTGTGTAGTTTGTGTACAAACCATTTGATGGGTAAGTAACCCAAAATGGTTCATGAGAGGGTTTTTGACCTCCTGGTTGAAACGACCAATCACAATACAAATTATATCCATCAAACTCCCACATCGTTTTATTCTTAATAAACCTACGTGACAACGCGGTGTTTTTATAATTTTGTGACATTAAAGTCCCTCCACTAATAAAACTTTGTTGATTAAACGAATTGATACAAATGGTGTCGTTTTTTATAAGCTCAACTTGACTTTGGGAACTTATTACAACAACATCATAATCAACAAAAGTCCATTTACCACCACCCATGTACAAAATTGGTTCACTTACTTCTTCATATTTCTGACAACTTGTAAGTAATAGTAAAATAAAAACATAAAATAAATTTTTCATGATATTTAAAATTTCAGCTAAAATAGGTATATTTTTATACTATACAATAAATTTTTAAAGATTTTTTTTACTATTTATAAGGATATGAAGATTATAATCTCAGAAAAACAATATAAAAAAATTGTAGATAGTGCTCAATTAGATGAGCAAGGTAATGACCCATCCGCGGCACAACCGTCCAGTGGTGTTGGTAGTTCAGGTAGCAAACAAGGTTATCCTGAGGTTGGAAAATGGGAAAGCGGTGTAACTAGAGGGCCTGGCAATCAAATTGGTGTGACCAAATGGTCGGACGTGGTTGGTTCAGTTTTAAAAAGAGGTCATGGAAATCCACTCAAATAAATGATATTTATATGATATTTATTATATAGAAACACAAAAAAATGGATTTTACTGTTAGTAAAGATAGAAGATATGTACAACTAGAAACTATGGTTGTAGATTTAGAAACGGGAATAAAATTTGATTTAAATCACGCCCACCCATCCGTTGTTTGTGAAATGTTCAAAAATCAGTTTACACACAGTTACAAATATAAATTAATGGAATCTACTGATTTGTTTTCAAAGATGAAACAATTAATATACCCACTAATCACACACGATAGAGGTATTGTTTCGGAATATGAAATAAGATTTGGTATGCATCTCATTTATGAATCAACCGAAGAATTTAGTCTGACTACATATAGAACAATTGAGGAATCTTGGGATTTTGTCAAAACAAAAATGTTAGAAGTATTCCCTGTCACACCTTCAGAATTGTTGGAAGGATGGTTGGATGATACGTGGGGAAAAGTCAAACAAGGGGCTTCATATGTTTGGGATAAAGTCAAACAAGCTGGTTCTTGGATTTTAAATAAAGGACTTCCTTGGTTTTTTGAAAAACTCGAAGCATTTTTATTGAATCCCGTAACCATTGGTATTGAAGTTGCATTAATGGCAATAGGTGTGGGTAAAATCGCGGGAGCAATCTTATGGGGCGCTCTTGGAATATGGAAAATATATCAACTGTTCACAGGTAAAATTGAAAATAGCATATGGTCTTATCTTGATATTGGTGTTTGTCTTCTTGGTTTACTTTTAACAGGTGGCGCTGCAAAGGCCTTAGGTGGTGCAATAAAAGCAACAGGTAGAAGTATTGCTAAATTAGCAAAATTACCTGGTATCAAACAATTATTACAACTTTTAGGAAAGGGTGTTAGTTTCATTAGTAATATGATTTTAAAACCAATTGAATGGTTGGCAAAAACTTTGGGTGGTTCTAAGGTAACAGAAATGATAAACATCGCTAAGAATAAAATTGGTGAGGTTGTTAAAAAACTACAAAATGCCTTTAGTAAAGCTGCAGAGGGGCCAGGTCTTGGTAAAACAATAGTTCAAGGTGTTAAAACTGATGTTGTTAATCCATTAAAAACCGCACTAAAAACTAAAACCGCAGCGGAATTAGAGAGGGCAGCATTTAAAGGTGCTAAAACAGGTACCGCATTTGCTCTTGGTATGAAAGGTGTGGAGAAATATGCGGAAAGTAAGGCTAAAGAAGATGAAAATAAATTAAAACAAGAGAAAGCAAAAGCTGACCAAGCAATTGCCCAATACGCAAGTAATGACGAAACCTTAAAACAGGCGGCACAAACCGATATGCAGGCTTTAATCAATAAATTTAAACAAATGGATAATCAATAAATTAAAAATAAAAAAATGGAAAACAAAGACGCAATCCTAATAAGAAAGTATCTGACTCTAATGGAGTCAATTGATAATAAAGTTAAATCAAAAACAGAAGAACCTCTTAATGAACAGTTAAGAATGTTCCAAGATTTGGTAAAAACCTTAGCAAGAACAGTTGAAGTGGAAAAAGCGTTATGGCAAACACTTAAAACTGAAATTCCAGCAATTGGAAATAAATTTAAAAGTGCCGCAGAATTTAAAGCAGCCGCTGAGGCTGGTAAAATTACCTCTGTTGAGTCTGCAGAAATTGTAAAATATGCAATCAAGAATGTTCCTGAAGTTGCAATTAAAATGAAAGGACTTTTAAGAACTCAACCTGAATTTAAGGAAATTGCAAAACAAGTATTTCCAAAAGGAACACAAATGGCTGCAGATGCGTCTAAACTAAAGTTAGCACAAGAAACAATGGCTAAATTTGGTATTGAGGGTAAAGAAGCTGAGGCTATGTTGAAAAAAGCAGCACAAGATGCGGGTGGTTCTACTAAAGTTACCGCGAAAGCTGTAGACAAGGCAGTCGCAAAAAGGGCTGGTGATACCACCAAAAAAGCCACAGGAGCGGGTAAAGATGCTGCTAAGACGGCTGAGGAAGCTTCTAAAATCTCAAAAGGTAAAGAAGTTATGATTGCTGGTGGTGGTAAAAAATACCACGAGTGGTTGAAAAAAATGTGGGAAAAATTCGGTAAGAAAAAAACTGTTATCGAAGATGGTATTAAAAAAGTTACCGTTACTAAAAAATTATTACAATGGGCATTATTGGCCGGTGGTGCATACTTCATTTACTCTTTATTAACCGATTCAGACGGAAGTGACGTTGTTGTTGTTGATGAGGAGGGTAAAAAAGTTGACCCAAATTTAATCGATGGAATGGCAGAATGTTTAAGAAACCTTATTGATAATGGTTCTGCACAAATTGAAGAATCATCTGACGGTTCCCCAATAGTTTATGTTAAAAACACAGGTAACTCAGAATACGATAGTTTAGGTGGGTTAAATTTCTACATGAATGGTAGAGTTATTAGTGATGATGCATCTAAAAGAGGTAATTGGAAATGTAAACAAGGTAAAATTCAAACAATTCCTGAATCATTTGTAATTAATGAACAATCCGAAACCGAAATGACAAACGACGTTGAGACAATGATTGATTTGTTAGACTTTCCGGTTTCGGGTGGTGACTTGGTACAGGCAAGAACATTATTGGCAAAATATGCAAAAAGTCCAAAAGGAAAAGATTTCTTACAATTATATAAAGACTCAGGATTAGGAAGTGGTTCGTTAAAAAAATCATTAGATTACATCGCAACATTCCAAGCAAGTTCAGTTTTATCTAAAAATAAAATGTATGAACTTATTAAACAAATCGAATCTGGTAAAACAGGTGGTGGTGAAAATCAAGGAGGTAATCAAACCGCAGATTTATCTGGTATTGAAATTACATGGGATGGTGAAAAGAAAAAAGAAGAAGGTGGAGGCGGTGACGGTGATAAACCAATACCAGTGCCTCAACCAATAAAATATTATCAATGTGATGCGTTCCCATTCAGATTTGGTTGTAAGAATGAAAAAATTAGAGAAGTACAAAGATGTTTAGGGATGGAATCGAAATACCAAACGGGTAATTTTGGGCCATTAACTTTATCTCAAATGAGAAATAAATTTGGTATGGATGTTATTGATGAAATCACATATAATGGAATTATCAGTAAATGTAAAAAAGTATCACAAACAGGTACCACGGTTAATACAGGAACTACAATTGCTAGTACTGGAACAACCGTAACACCACCTGTACAGGGTGGTGGAACTGTTTCACCAAAACCAACATCAGGTGGAGACACAACTGTTAAACCTGAAGCCTCTTTAAATAGAAGAACTTGTAAAAATTTGTTTGACACAATTAACGATAGAGACCAATCCGCGGGTAAAGCAACTGCTACGGATAAAGAAAAACAACAACTTAAATTCTGTATGCAACAGTACAACTTTGGTGTTGGAAGTGGTGTAACTAGAATGAAGAGAAGATATGGACTAACATCTTCAGGTGGAGACAGAGGAATAAGATAAAAATATAGACAATGGAATTAAGGAAATACATTAAAGAAACTCTACTCGAAGAAAGAGAAAGAAAGTTGTACGAATCTTATGATGAATTAAATGACATCAGAGATAAGGAGTATTTTCTTGAAAGATACTTTGTTATAACCTCTGGTCTTTTAAATGAAGGATATTCCTTTGAAGAAGTTGAGTCTGTACTTAATGAAGTTGAAAATCCATTATCGGGTCTTGACTTAACTGGTGATGATTTATTAAGTGCGGGTGGTTCGCAATTGAAAGAGTACGCAATCAATCTATTATTAACATTTATTTTTGGTGGTAAGAATCAAGGAATGATTACAACCATCTCAGTGGTTTTTGCTGATTATGATGTTAGAGACATACTTAAACCTTTTAAAGATGAACCGAATTGTATGTCTCATATGCCAAAAATGGTTGATGGGGTATTAGAAGCTTTATCAAGATATGTGGCAGGTTCTGCTGTTGGTGTAGATAGGAATAATTACGGATTAAATTTAGGAGGTTTATCTTCAGGTTTTGCTGGAAATATATTTGGTGAAGTAATAAAAGATTCTAATATAGGTGAAACCATATCAGACAAAATATGTAAATTTATTCACTAATGGAATTCACTAAAAAACAAATAATAGAAAATAAAAAAGTATTAAAAGAAGATACATTAGAAAATATTCTAATGGTAGCGGGATTTGTACCTGTAATTGGTGAAATCGCTGACATTATATTGATTATTAGATATATCTATAAAAAAGAATATCTATACGCAGCATTGATGTTAGTCGCGCTTATACCTACAGTGGGTGACTTTATAGTTAAACCATTTATTCGAGTATTAAAGAGCGCAGGTATTGCTGGTAAAACAGCTCTTAGGAGTAGTGATGATTTAGCTAAATACTTGATGCAAAATCCAAGTGCGAAAGAACAATTCTTAAAGATGTCAAAACACTTTGACGATGCTGGTGTAAAACAAACAATAAATTCAGTATCAAATATAAACAAGGGTTGGGGTCAAAAAATGACTGATGGTCTTAGTTCTCTAAAAACCACAGCATCTAAATTAAGACCTGTACAAATGACTCAAAGAATTGGTAAAGAGATTGCAACACAACCTTCGGCTGGTTATCTTAAAATGATGTCAGGTAGAGGACCTGTGGCAACAGGTATGAAAGCATTCTTTAGAGAAGAAAAATTAGCTCAGTATATTGCGAAAAAAGGTATGGAACCTAGCAATTGGTTGAGTAAATGGTGGAATATAACAAGAGCAGGAAGACAATCAAGAAAAGACATGTTTAGGTCAATTGTCATATCAAGTCAAGTTGCAAAAATGTTTGGCTTACCCAATTTAAGTATGAACCAACTCGATAGAGCGATGCTTGATGATAGATTTAAAAATGCTTTAGCTAATGACCCAACAGTTAGTCAATACATTGCACAAAACACGACTCCCGATGATTTAAGTCAAATTGAAGGTGATTCAAACACAAATCAAGGAGGGGAATCTGTGAACCCCTTAGCTGGAATTTTAGGTATAGGTTTATTAAAAACTTTAGCAAAAAAATACGTCTAAATTAAGATTACAAGATATTTATAATTAGAATCAAATGGTTTGGTCGCCATGAGATGATAATTAGACTAAAAACGAAAGGAGGTATTCCACATCTCGGCAAAGGGGTCTGAATTGACCTCTTTGTTCGTTATATACCTCTCAAAGACAATATCGAGGACAAAGTGTCCTTAAAACAAAAAACCCACCAATTGGTGGGTTTATTATTTAATTAGTAACACCTCCATACTTTTCCCATTATCTCCATATTTATAATAAAGTAATAAAATGGGAAAATGTATTTGTTCAAGCTGTGGGATTGAATTTGAAAAATCAAATTCTGAATTAAATCGTAATAAAAAATTAAATAGACCTAATTTTTGTTCAAGAAATTGTGTTGGTATTAACAATACTAAAAATTTATTAAACGTTAAAAATCGATACGATATACAAAGACACTCAAATAATAGAGGTGGGGAATATTCAAAATTCAAATATCATTTTAGAAATATTAAAAAAAGAAATCAAATTATTGATTTAACTATTGAAGATTTGTCTAATCAATGGGTTTTACAAAATGGAATTTGTCCATTCAGTGGTATAAAATTAGAGTTGTCATCATATACCAAAATAAAAAAGAATCCAATATATTCTGCGTCTTTAGATAGGATAGATAATAAATTAGGTTATGTTAAAGGAAATGTTAGATGGGTTTCAAGGGCAATTAATTGGATGAAAAATGAAATGGATGATGCGTATATTCATGAATTAATTAGTATTTTAATTAAAAATAAAAGGGAACCCTTTTGAGGTTCCCTTTAATGTGGAGGTGGCGGGTTTCGACAATTATTGGACTATATCATCATCTCAACGAGATGTCGGACGCTAATGTGGTATTACGATAGAAGCGTCTATCACCCACTAGTCTCTGCACCTTCCTGTTCCTATCAGGCTTGGCTCAGGATTATCTAAAAGACTTCCCCTGAGTTCATCCGATTTTCGACATATCTCACGATATGAAGGGGCTCGATTAAAAACCCGCGTCTTGCTCGCAATACAATAAATGGACTACACGTTTAGGACAGTATTTTCTAATACTCCGAAATTCACAATTCCCTTATTTTAAAGTGGTTCGGTTTACTGAGAACTAATCTTCCACTTTGTTTCTTTTAGGATAGAAACCACACCCTACAAGGACTTCTGTTCCAAGGTTATCTGTCCGTCGACCCGTTAGTTACAACCAATTAGGCTGCAACTTTAGAAGTCGCAAGAAGACCTGCTACTTCCATTTGGTTATAAACGTTGCCGTTTAAAATTTACCACCGTGGATTAAAGTCGTAGATGACATCCGACTACGTGCCCATTTACCATATCAACGCCAATCAATTCCATACACCCCCATAAGTCAAAGAACAAGACAAAGATAGTTAATTTTCTTCGTCTATATAATTTATTGTAAATATACCATCATTTTCGATTAAATCAAAAACTAATGGTTTATTTATTGGTCGATACCTTTCTGTACAAGTTGATGCGTTAGCAAATACTGTATCGCCAATCATTGCAACACCATATGCACCATGTATGTGACCAAAAACATGTAAAAGTGGTTTTAAAACTTCAACACGCTCTCTTAAAAGTTCACATCCGACCTGTAAATTATTGGGTGTAAAATCTCTAATTCCATGTGGTGGACCATGTGTTATTAAGATATCGGTATTATTTGGGATTGAGTCCCATTTTTCTTTTAACACCTCACCGTTTCTTGGTAAATTAAATGCCCAATCAAAAAATTCAGGTTGCCATGGAGAACCATAAATTTTTATTGGTCTTGAGAATTCTGAACTAATAATTTCCAACTCACCATCTTCCAAATAAGTAACATTATTTTCTGTGAGAATTGATGGGTCTATGTAAAGATTTAACCATGTTGGTTTTCTTTGAAACGCAAAATCGTGGTTACCTGCAATGAAAATTTTATGGGTAAATCCTTGTATATTTTGAAACCAATTAATAAAATCACGAACATCATTTTGTCGTCCGACATTTGTGCAATCTCCTGAGTGTATCAAAATATCTCCCTGTGGTATGTTATACAACATACCATTGTGTAAAGAGTGGGTGTCAGAAATACATACTATTCTCATATTTGTAAATATATCAAAAAATATGTTTAAAAAAGAAGGGGTTAGTCACCCAACCCCTTTTTAGGACGACCGGTTTCTCGGTTCGACTCCACCACTTGGTTTAAAAAACCAAGAAATTACTTTTCGTTAAGTAACTCCGTGATTGCTTCCAATTCCATTTGTACTCTTATCTCGGGTGAAATTAATGAATTCAAACGAGATTCAATTTCAGAAAGTTCTTTACGTTTTTCTTGAATTAAAATTTGATTTACTCTTGTTTGAAAATCATCTTTCCATTCATCGACAGTAAATCCTAACCATGTGAATTTGTAGTTTACGCCAAGTTCTTTGGCTGCGGTTTCGGATTTATCTTTTCTTTCCATCAGAAATGCGTACATCTCTACGATTTTACGTACATCTGTGATAGTTGGAATTGATGTCCTGTCATGTGCGGAATTCGCTGAATAACCAAAGTTACCGCTGGTTTTCCAACAAGGTCTTTCAGCTTTTTCAATTGCTAATTTTTTACTTTGAACTAAATCGAATAGTTCTTTTACTTTCTGGTCAGTTGTTTTTGTTGCCATAATTGTTGTTTTTATGTTATTTATTTTGTTGTTTTTAAAAAATGGAAACTGTGTCAATAATTGTTTTGATTATCGGTCAAAGTAGAAATAACTGAACACATATCCATGTGTGTTTTAAAAGTGGAAAGACTACAACTAATTTTTGATTTTTTGCTTAAAATTTAGAAGTAAGTTGATAGATAGCCACTCAATATGATTGACGGAAAAAGTACGGGTAATGTAACATATAATTGTTATAGAAGGGGGGACATTAGTCCCCTAGCAGAAGTAACCCAATACATAGCCGTCTAAGAAGTTATGTGGAAATTGTGTGTCTGGTTTTCGTATCTGATAGTTGTTTGTTAGAAGTAAGACGTTTGCATTGATACTTTTGTCACCGCTAAGGACCAAAACAGAACCACTCCGTGGTTTGATGTGATGGTCAGTTGACTATCCTCTCAATGGCTCACATAGCCACATATAATATTTCAAAGAACTAATGGGTGAGTTTAGACACCCATCAATTTACCTGTCTCTTCATAAGAGTAACAGAAGTCCTCGTACTTGAAATGTGTATCCACATTCTCGTCAAGGGTAACTTGTTTTCCTCGACCTTCTACGTGTAGAAGAATAAGGTCATAAACACTTACTTTTGGTAATTCAGCGTATTGTTGAATTACTTTAAAGGTGTTATTGAAGTCGCTCCTCGCGGTTACAAAACCACTTGAATCAATGTCCAACATGATGTACTCTTTGGTTTCTAAGTCAATAATTGCAATCAAAGTGTTTGACGACTCAGATTCTAATGATTGACAATTTGAAATTGTCTCAGGTAACCATGTCGTGTTTGATTCAGGATGTTCTCTCTCCATGATACCAAAGGATGTTTCAAGTGAACTTAAACTACCGCCATTGAAGTTTCTTACGTCAATAACCGCGTACTTGAATCCACGATTTAATCCATCTTGAATATCGATGTCGATGTACTCCGCACAAGGACCCTGTCTATGTCTCACGTCCCCCGAGTGAACAGAGTTACCAACTCTCAAGTTACTGAAAGATAGTACTTCTGACACTTTTTCACCAACAAACGTAACACTTAAATCCAAGTCTTCAGAACCACGTTTATCCATCCAATGAATAAATGGTCTGATAACTTTTGCATCGGGGTTATCGAGCGGAACTCGTTGACCTCTGATGGTAGGTTTAGTTGAGAAGTTCATACTTCTCATGTTGGTTGGTAAAGGAATCTTTTTTAATTCCTCATCAATCCAACAGTTACCTAAAGAATCCATTACCGAAAACTTATCTCTAAGAGTTTCGAATAATTTAGAGTGGATGGTTTCCACAATCTCTTTAGGGATTGCTTGTAGTGATGGTAATTCGGTACGTTTTCTCGCTCCTTTAATCATAACTGACCTATTTGTTTTAGGTTCAGTACGACCTTCAAAGTGAGTGTAAACCTCAAACAATACTTTGTTTGATGTACCTTTTACCGCTTCTCCGAATAATTTCATAATTGTTTCAATATCTTGTGGATATGTACGAACCAACCAATCTAATCGACGAGAGAATTCACCGGGTCTTTGAGACAATACTCTCAAACCATTCTCCAAACTTTTTTTGAATCCCTCATCTACAAGGGAGAACCAAGATTTTACTTTCTCGTTTCTAATCTTGTTGAACGCATCAAAAGATTTAGGGAATTGGTTTTTATACTCACCCGGGTGTAAGATTTCACCTAAACGAACCCATCGTTGGTCTCTTAAAACCATTTCTCTTGGGTCACAGTTTGTGTTCTCAAGTAAATTCAAGATGTACTTCCTCTCTTTACGAGTGAATTTCTTGAATTTAAACTTTTCTCTTTCGGGATTTACTCCTTTATCGGTAGACCATCTGTTTAGTCTAATTTCCTTTTCAGGAACTTTAGGTAAACTAATGTCTCCACCTGAAAGATGAACGGCTATTCTTAACACGTCGGTTGAAGTCTTTACTGGAAGTCCCTCGATTCCCATTCCCGCAAGTGTACACAAATTCTCTTTGAAAGGAATTGTGTCAGGGAAAATCAATGTTTCACCACTTGATACAAACCACTTAACAATCTCAAGGTCTTGGGGGGTTAATGATGTGTTGATTGACACTAAGTCAGTGAAAATTTTTGAGAATCTATCAGAGGTACCATACTTAATCAAGTTGTATTTAATTTTTTCAAACTTGATTTCTTTTTCGTAAGTGTGGGTTGATGGTTCCCATTGACCATTACTCCAATAATGCAAGATTGCGTTCATGTATAATTCGAAGTCGGACATAACCATCACTTCTTGTGGGAAATTCTTATATAGGGGTTGGTAATTACGATTACCACCCATTACATTTTTCAAATGATTCAATACTTCATGATTGAAGTTTTGAATAAACGATAATTCTGATTTGGACAACGCGAAGAAAGCATCTTCGTCTAACATGTAACCCCATTGCATTAAGTGGGATTGAACGGTTGCTACCGCGATTCTATTATCTTGACCGTCGTTTGGTGAACAGACCAAACCTTTTTGAAACGCAACTAAATTCCTTGTTGTCATAATGTCGTATTAATGTTGTAATTTATTGTAATGGTACAAAGATATATAAACTTTTTGTAAAAACAAAGTTTTTTTTAAAAAAAATTAAAAAAAATTTTTAAATCCTCACCAAATGATTCGCGCTGTAGGTCATCATAGCCCCCGCGTGTTTGTATCTCACTTTATACCCCATACCCTCAACCAAACCAACGGCTTGTCTTAAAACCTTATTTGATTTGTATTTTGGGTCAGGATTAAGGTCAATATCAATCCAAGTGACTTTTGGTAAACCATTGTTTCTCAAGTGTTCAGCAACTTCAACCGCCTTCCACACTTCAGTCATTAGTCTACTTGACGTATCTTTTTCAAATGGTATTGTGTCTTTAGTACACAATACGTGAGCACCCTTACCTTTTGTGTAAAGAGCAATAACCACCCCGTAAACTGTTTTAGAATTACTAAATGATTGTGAATCCGAACCAATCAATATTTCAATATCGTTTTTATCCACCAAATAATCTTTGATGTAACCTATAACGTCGGTTATGAGTGTTCCGTGCAATGTTCTAAATTTTTTCATACCATTTTATAATATATAAGTACTCCGCGGAAGGTGAGGGGCTCGAACCCTTGCGACTGTAACACCTTGTTATGTGTAGTAATTTTGTGGGGTTGATGTGGGTTGGTGAAAATTATTACACATAACTACCAAGTAGTCTTTAATATAACCGATAATGTCGGTTATACGATATTCGCTTAAAAGGTAGACCCGGGCCCAACAAGCCGTTTTCGTACGCAACGGAAGGGCCCTTTTTAAGGTCTACTTGGAGCGGGAAATGGGATTTGAACCCACGGCCCTCGCCTTGGCAAGGCGATGCTCTACCACTGAGCTACTCCCGCTTGGAGTGGTCTTCCCATAACGATTTCCTTAATAGGTTTTGGAGTTAAGGGTACGACCACATGTTGATATTATTTTTGATTTTTTTGTTGCCACTCATAGGACACCGTATCTTCGGTAATTGGACCACCTTTTGCCCATGTTTTACATGTTCTTGCGGAGTGACATTTAAAGTGATGCATCCAACAGTACCCTAATCTACCACTATCATCAGAAACCGAACCTGGCATACACTCATCCATTCTTGGTGATATATCAAATGCTACACAATTACCACATAGTGATTTTTTAGCAGCTTCAACAGTGGTGTTCCAATCAGATGCAACCATTTCCCAATAATCACCGGGTTCGTCAATATTAAGTGGACCATATTTTATATAATCCGCTTTTATTGACTTGTCTCTATTATTGGTATTTAACTCTAAATCTTGAGTTGCTTTAGGACATTCCATTTCCGCTTCGGATAGGAGTCTTTTGTTTAATCTTTCGATAAGTTGTTTTTTCTTTTTTAATTCAATTCCCATGATTTTTTTATTATATAAATATCTCGTGGTCCCTCACGGGCTTGAACCGTGGACCTACCGATTATGAGTCGGGTGCTCTGACCAACTGAGCTAAGGGACCGTATCGTCGAAATAACCGATAAAATGAATTATCGTTTAAATCGGCGATATTAGTTTTTTACTTTGAATTTCATCTGTGTGATAACAGCATTTGCCACCTTTTTATGTCCCGAGGGATTCATATGACATGTCCAATTACCACAATCTGTACGAACAAAAGTTCAATCGTTCATATGTCATTTTTGATTTTCACCATTTAAATCCTTCTGAAAAAGATGTTGATTGGTCAAAACTCAGATTGAAGTCTGATGAATCAATCAAAAATGAACTTAATAAATGTGTTCTTTTATGTTCAAATTGTCATAGAAAGAGACATCATTTAAATTCGTAGGCCCACCAAGATTCGAACTTGGAATATCTCATTAGAAGTGAGAGGGTATATCCCTTTACCTATGGGCCCATTAAAATGGAAATTTCCTTCTACGATAACCGTAGTTGTAGATTTGAGGAGTTTTCCATTTTTGTACCGCTGGCCGGAATCGAACCGGCACGGACATTACTGTCCAAGAAATTTTAAGTCTCTCTTGTCTACCTGTTTCAACACAGCGGCATCAATTTCACCAACATGTCAAAGAACAAATTCAGTTCAATCTGAACTATTGTACAATTATACAAAAAAAAGACTTAAAATAAAAAACCCGAACTTCAAAAATAAAAGTTCGGGTTCAATTAGTTAGAGTTTACTCTCAGTATAACTTACAACTTAAAATCCGAACTTGGGTTACTTAAATACAAACCTCTCCCATTACCACTTAGCGGGTTGTTTGACGTTTGTTGTATGTGTACCAAGTTCATCATTGTTTAATAAGTATATACAAATATACAAAAAGTTTTTTTAAAATAAATCATCACACCATATTGGTGTCTTCTCTCCCATGTATGAACCTGACACGTTAAAATCAAAATATTCAACCGCTTCAGTCATGTCCATACCTTGGTCCATGAGAATCTTTAAACACTTTTCAACCGAGTAAATCAATCTCATAGAGTTTTCATCAATTCCTAATACCGCGGAATCAAATCCATCCGCTATTAAAATTTCCTCATCTGCATATTGTTCTAAAATTTTTTCTAACATATTTTGTCTTTTTTAGTTGTATCCCTATAGGAAATCGAACCACGCTTTCATCTGTGTCGGAGAGAGTAGAATTTGAACCTACGATACTTTGTAGTACACCTAATTTCAAGTCAGATGTAATCGACCAACTTCGCTTCTTATTCATCTGTTAACTTTTATTATAAATTATAACAAGTAAATTTCATATTTCAAAATGTTTAAAAAAATATATATAACAATCTTCATTGCCGAGGTATTTATAGTAAACCAAATAAATAAAACTAAACTAAATTACAACTATGAACTTTAAAAAATGGATTATTGACCTATTCAAAGATGAAAGAGGGTCAACTTCAATCAAACCGGTAATTGCTCTATTAGGCGCATTATTCCTTTGTGGTACCATGGCTGTAAATTCTTTTTCTCATGGTGACATTAAACCATCTGAAGAATTAGTAAACGCAGTTATGGTTATTACTGCAATTGGAATGGGTGCAGATACTGTAGACAAGTTCTCACATAAAAAGAAATCAGACGACTCAGTATCTGAGTAAGTGATTACGGAGTGATATAACCCGTTTAGGTGATATCAATCAATCATCATCTTATTATTGAATCTGAAGTATTTTATTGTACGTATCGGTTATTTCAGCACAAGTTTCATAATCTTCGTTACCTTCAAAGAATGGTAGAATATCCCTTACTAAAACAATTGATTCTTTTCTTTTAAATTTTAACTCAGTTTCCCATTGTAAACCATTTATCTTAGCGCCTAACACTAAAATTACATTGTTTTTATCTTTTCTTTTAAGACTTTTAAAGAGGTTGACTAACGTCAGATAAATTAGTTCTTTGTTAACATTGTAAAAATCACCAAAGCTATTATAGTCCTGTTGGAGTATTAACTTTTTGATTACGGTATCGTTTGGTTTTTTAGGTAGTTTTGGTGGCATGTCGATTTAATTTTTGGTTCATCACAAATTTGACCAAAAAAATCGACCTATACAAATAAATGAATAAATTGTTTAAAAAAAGTTTAAACCGTATGGTCCCACTGAACTCTCACACAGTTTTGGGGTAATCTGTGGATATGTCTATAATTATTGATGTACCCCATCATATTAGCACTCCCAACCGCGTTGGCTGAATGTACAACCACATCAACAACAGGTTTTCCATCCAACCACTGATTAACTAACCATTTGGTACAGTCCATACCTGTTTTCTCGGTGATATTGTCGTAGTTGATTTCGTAGTTTTTAACTACACCGTGTAACCATTCTTTCATTGCGCTATCACCCAAGTCGTGGTCTAAAGAAATCAACTCAACATTATCTAAACCAATCTCGGTTATCTTTTGAACCAATTCATCATAGGAACGAACCACTACCCAATTTTATTTATCAACGGGGGTTCTTACATCATCTAAGTAAATTTTATATTTCATCTTTTTTAAATGGTTTTGTATATGGTGGGTATAATATTTTCCATATTATACTTTTATATTCTTTACCGTCCAACATATTAAATAATATTGATGGGTGCTTATATCTTTTTGCTAATTCAGCAAACTCGCGTCGGTTACATTCTTTTTGATGTGCCTCAAAATAAGTGTTTCGTATTTTATTGAATATCCATTGATATTCCTTCTCAATATTTTCATAACGAACCACAAAATCTTTAACAGTTTCTTTCACCCAACTGTTAAACTCATCAGGTACTTTTTCAAGTAACTCATCAAATGATTTATCTTCTTTAAGGTATTCCCAAATATCTCTACTTGACACATTGGTTAAAATTTTATGTAATCGAACATACTCCTCAAATTTAATTTTCATTCTAAAATTTGATGGGTAAAATCTTACAACAAAACCTTCACTGTTTGATGTATTAAGTTTCTTATATGTGTCAAATGTTTCTTTATTGAAAGTTACCATTGTGCTTCCAACAACGTCTTCTTCCAAAATACCTGATGAATTAAAAATTGCACATGCGGTGTACCAGTTCAATTCACCTTCAGGGGTTGTTACAGAAAGGAATGTGATTTTTTCACAATTATAATTTACAACAATTCTATTCTCAGGATAAATAATTTCACATAGGTATGTAACCTCTTTTACAAAATTATTTAAATTGTATTTTGATTTTAAAATTTCAAAACCACGGATAGACTGTTCAGAAGTAAATGAACCTCTTGTTGACATAATCCATTCCCCATCGTAAAAGAATAGAATACCAAGAGAACCATCCATTTTATCTTGAATGTGAACATATTCACTGTCCCATGGAATTAAGTCCTTATCAATAACTTCCTCATAGTTAAAGAACTTACCAAACGGTTCTGCAATTACATCGCCTTTTGAATTGGTAACGAGTCCACGACATTGCATAGTAATATCGTCCCACAAAGATTCGTATTGTACTCTTGGGGTATAATTCCATATGCACAAATCTTTTGTGGGGTGAGTTTGTTTTATTAACAAACCATCCTCATGGTATTTTTGTAACCTAACTATCAGAGTTTTACTTCAAAACGATTTTTCATAATCTCTAATTTGTCAGAGGGTACTCCGTGGACATTTTCACCACCGTGTCTGTTTTCAACAACAATAGTGTGAATTCGATATCCGTATCTTTTCGCCATTTCAAAATATGGTTCCATTTCCCATTCTTGGGTAAACGTATTTGACACAACAACTCTTACGACGCTATTCATCATCAAATTTGCACACCTTTGTTGGCAGTCGTTATGAGCTTCCCTTAATTTTATTGGGTCAAAATTGTAGTTACCTTCCTTGTCTGTAAAGAAATCATCCGCCGACAATGGTTTCATTGGATTATTTGGGGTATAAAGAATGACCTCACCTAAAGTGGATTTACCCGAGCCGGGTAAACCCCTAACTAATATCAAATCTTTTGTATATTCCATGGTAAAATAGATTTATCGCAAATATAAATAATAATTTTTAGAATACCAAAAAAATAAAAACCCCCAACAGAGAGTCGGGGGTTTGTGGTCATTTTGTGGTTTCAACACCACAGACTATAAAACGAAAGGAAATCGGCAAAGATATCCTGTGTGAATATAAATATATATGTTTTTTTAAAAAGTATGAATATTTACACCCTTTTTTTAAAAATTTTTATTTCACCGTCTTTAAATTTTAAATTAATGGAATCATTCTCCTTAATTTCGCCTTTTAAGATTGAATCACTTAAATAATCTTCACACATATTTTGGATGATTCTTTTAACTGGTCTTGCACCAAAATCTTCTTGAATATTAAGTTCCGATATTCTCTCCACAATTGTCTTATCAAAAGAAACTTTATAATTTTTTTCTTTTAATCTAACAGACAACTTATTTAATTCAATTTCAATAATCTTTTTAATTACATCTTTATCTAACGAATTAAAACTGATTATGTCGTCTACTCGATTCAAAAACTCAGGGTTAAAGTGTTGTTTTAATGATTTTTGAACGATTGATTTTTTAACCTCAAAGTTTTGTGATTCTGAAGATGATGAACTAAAACCAACACCCTTACCAAATTCAGATACTTTTTTTGCACCAATATTGGATGTCATGATTACTATAGTGTTTGTAAAGTTTACTTTTCTTCCAAACGAATCGGTTAAATGTCCTTCATCCAAAATTTGAAGTAAGATATTGAAAACGTCTTTGTGTGCTTTTTCAACCTCATCGAACAATACCACAGAAAATGGATTATTTTTAATCTTCTCAGTAAGTTGGCCTCCTTCATCATAACCAACATAACCTGGAGGTGAACCAATTAATTTTGCCACGTTGTGTTTTTCCATGTATTCACTCATATCAACACGAATTACTTTTTCGGAGTCTCCGAAAAGTAGTTCAGCAATCGATTTTGCGAGATATGTTTTACCAACACCAGTTGAACCTAAAAATATAAAAGAACCTATTGGTTTATTTGTATCTTTAATACCAACCCTATTTCTTCTAATTGATTTGGAAATTATTGAAATAGCCTCGTCTTGACCAATTACTTTAGATTTTAATTTTTCTTCTAAGTTCAAAAGATTTGCGGTCTCTGTATCATCAATCTTAGAGAGAGGTACACCTGTAATTTGTGAAATCATTTCATATACATCTGCAACCGTTACGGGTGTTTTATTGTCTTTTTGTTTGTCTAACCACTTCTTTTTTTCATCATTTAATTTACTCAGTAATTTTCTTTCTTCATCTCTTAATTTAGCCGCTTGTTCATAGTTTTGACTTTTTACAACTTCTATCTTCCTATTTTTTAAATCATCAGATTCCTTTTTTAGTTTTTCAATAATCTCAGGAATTTTGGTATTTATTTTTTTTTCTGAACCCAATTCATCCATCACGTCAATTGCTTTATCGGGAAACTGACGGTCTGTGATAAATCTTGATGACAAATTCACGATAGTTTCAAAAACCTCCGGTTCATAAAATACTTTGTGAAAATTTTGATATGAATCTTTTAAATTTTTTAAAATTTGAACTGTTTCTTCCTTACTTGGTTCTTTCAAAATTATTTTTTGAAATCTTCTAACTAATGCACCATCTTTCTCGATGTGTTTTTTAAATTCATCAAATGTTGTCGCCCCAATACATTGAATTTCTCCTCGAGCTAATGCGGGTTTCATAATATTAGCGGCGTCCATTGACCCGCTAGCGTTGCCAGCACCAACCATTGTGTGTATTTCATCAATAAACACAATTACATTAGGTTCATTCTGTATTTCGTTTAGAACTGCTTTAATACGTTCTTCAAACTGACCTCTGTATTTTGTACCAGCCACCAAAGATGTTAAATCTAATGATACAACTCGTTTGTCTAAAAGATTTGATGGACAATCTCCTTTTACAATCATCTGAGCGAGTTTCTCAACTAAAGCCGATTTACCCACACCCGCGTCACCAATTATCACTACGTTGTTTTTCTTTTTTCTAGATAATATCTGTGCAATTCTTTTAACCTCACCATCTCTCCCAATTATTGGGTCAATTTTACCCTCTTCTACCATTTTGTTTAAATCCCTTGAAAAGTTATCAAGGATAGGGGTGGTTGAACCCTTTCTTGTTTTCTTTGGGTTGGTTGTGTTTCCTTCTTCGAAAAAATCTACTGACATACGAAATAATTTTCTTTAAGTATACAAAAAGAATCCCGTAAAAACAAATGTTGACTCCGAGAAGTTGTTTTTAGGAATACCTGTTTCCACAAACATAAATAAAAAATGACACCCCTACAAGGGGTTTTTTATTTGATATTTATTATGTATACTAATATCTAAAAAAAAAATTATGTCAATTATTTTAGAAAAAACAGAAGGTAACATTACAGAGGTTGTGGTTTCATCATCAAATCTGAATCGAGCGATTTATAATTCATCTGAAAACCATTTATCGATTGAATTTAATAATGGTTCTATTTATGAATATGAAAATGTGCCACTAGAGATTTTTGAAAATTTTAAAAAATCAGAATCTCAAGGTAAATTTTTTAATTCGAATATATCGAGAACGTATAAATATAAAAAAATCAAATGAGTGTAATTGACGAAATAATTGAAGACATGGAAAAGAACAAAGAGATTGTAAAATCTTTTGTTCCAAAGGATTCATTGCCTAACGATATCTTTGATATTAATAATGGTAAATCTGTTTTAAATTCAGAAGTTCGAAAAAAAATGTTAGAAATAACAGAAGAATTTATCGACTTTGTTGGGGTTAATTTTTTCATCTATGATATTATTTTTATTGGTTCATTAGCAAACTATAATTGGTCTGAATATTCAGACGTTGATATCCACATATTAATTGATTATGACGAATTTGATGAATCAGAGTCTAAAGATTTAGTTGTTTATCACCAAATCGTACAAGAATTTTTTGATGTAAAACGAAGATTGTGGAACGAGACCACCGATATTAAAATTAAAGGATATGAAGTGGAGATGTATGTTCAAGACGTGGATGACAAGTATTTTGCAACAGGTGTTTACTCGGTTTTGAATAATGATTGGGTTATTGAACCTAAAAAATTTGAATCAGCTTTTGAAATCGATGAGAAGAAAATTTTAGAAAAATCCGAGGAATACGCAAAAGAAGTAGAACGTTTAGAAGATTTAAACAATAAAGGTCGAGATGTTTCAAAAGAAATAAAAACCCTAAAAGACAAGCTAAAAAAATTCAGACAATCAGGATTAGAAAAAGGAGGTGAATATTCCTATGAAAATTTAACCTTCAAATTATTAAGAAGAAATGGATTTATCGAAAAACTTTTTAATATCAAAAGTTCAATACGAAATAAAAAATTGTCCTTACCGCAATAGAAACAGTAAATTTTTTATCTATATGCATGTATTTATAGGATACAAGAATAATATAATTATCAACATTTAAAGCAATGGCAGATTTAAAACCATTAGGAAGCGAAAAACTTAACGGAGACGACAAACTAAGACGTATCCTCGAGTTGACCTATTACGGTAATGATAAAAAATCATCTACCCCTAACCAATCACCAGTATCTAAAACTGAATATCTTTCTGAATCCGTAAGTGGTTTCAGATTTGGTATTGTAAGAGAAAAAGATGGATACTACGTTAAAAAAGGTTTAAACGAAAATTCATTAGACTACATCGGTGGTCTATTCATGAAAAATAAAAATAAATTTAATTCATATGCGGAAGCACTAAAAAGATTAGAGTTATTATCTGGACGTGAATTAAATGAAGCAACTAAGTACGTTTTAAAACAAAAACCAACTTCAGAACCCGCTAACGAAGCTCCTGTTTCATCACCAGAAATGGGTGAGGTTCCGCCAGCTCCCGTAGCTCCTGAGGGTGACGTACCACCATCACCTGAAATGGGTGGTGATGTCCCAATGGCTCCCGAAAGTGATGTCCCAATGGCTCCCGAAAGTAATACTCCAATGGCACCTGAAGGGGACGAAATGGGTGATGATTTACCATCTGATGAATCAGGTAAACCATCTGACTATATGACTGAAATCCAAAAATTTGCAGGAAAATTAGGACAAGAACTAAGAGACCAAAAAGATAAAATGGAAAGTGACGATATCAAATATGTCCTTAACATGGTTATTTCGGCAGTAGATTTAGATAAGTTGGAGGATGATGATATCGAAGAGATTGGTAAAAAATTCGATAGGGATATTGAGGATGATGTAGAGTTATCTGACGAACCATCTGATGATATGTCTGACGTTCCTGCTGATGACGATACTACACCAGCTGAACCAACTGCTGACGCTGATTTAGGTGAAATGCACGCAATGGACAAATTGGAAAGTTTTATAAACACACCAATGTCAACGGAAGAAGAAATTGATTTATCAAAATACGCTGATTTAGGTGGTGATGATGTTAAGGAAATCGATTTGGACGAAATCAAAAAAGAAATTAACAAAACAATATCTAATACTTTAGGTAAATACTTTAAGTAAAATGCGACTTATATATGTCAACGAAATTGGAACCGATTATAAGGGTCAAAAACAGTATGAATTCATTTTTAGTGAATCAACTGAGATAGACATGGACGAATGGTTTGACATACCCGCATCATCAACATCCACACCAAAATCACCAAACATTGAATATATAGACCAAGTTGGTCTACTGAAAGACACCGAAATAGTTTTTGAATTAATACAAAATTCAGACTATTTCGGTGTTATTGATGCTGTAGATGGTATAATTGCTATGGCGTGGGAAAAATCTAATTTTGATTTAGAAGAAGATAGGTTATTTTTCCGTTTTGGTGAGTCATATGAAAATGTTTCAAAAAAATTAAAAGAAAGGAATATCTCCCTTGAAAAAAAATCAATAAAATTCAAAGAATCATGAATAGAAGATTAGTCATTGAAGAATTAATAATGGAAGGGTTTTCAGAGAGAACTCTTTCTCGTTTAAGTGATAACGAACTTATAACTTTATCTAAAACAGTTCTTAAAGAAGCTGTTATGATTAAAGCGAATAATTTAAAAGATATCGAAGCAGCTAAAGCCGATGGTAAAACCATTGAAACTTACGAATCTAAAGTATGTCCTAAATGTAAGGACAAAAAACATGGGGGTGTAAATGAAAAATGGGAGGGTGATACCAAGGTTAAAAAAACCGGTGAACACGCTGGTAAGTCAGTTGTAGAACTAAAAAAAGAACTTAATTCTTTAAAAGAAAAAAGTAAGAAATATCAAGACGAAGGTAAAAAAGTACCTAAAAAAATTATAGACCAAGAAGCCGAAATAAAATTTGCTATTAGAGCAAAACAAGGTTGGAAGAAAAAAATGAACGAAAGTGTTTCAGAAGTTGAAGAATGGGTGTTAGATTTGACTGAATCAAAATACAGTAATTTTACATCTAAAAATGACATCATGAATATTATTAGTGAAAAAATGGAATCGACGTTTCAACCAATGCCGGCAACAAGAGCGAAAAAAGGTCACAATGGTGTACCTGAGTTTATGACTTATGATGCAATCATGGCTGCAGCCCAACCAGCACCTGTTGAAACACCAACAGAAACACCAACCAAACCAAAAACACCAACAAGACCACAAGAAGACGAACCGTTTGACCCGTTTGAACCACAACCAGGTCCTGATACTAAACCAAAGGCGTTAGCCGAAAAGAAAAAAATTAAAAAATGAAATTCAAGAAAAAAGATTTAGTATCTTTACTGGAAGATATAAACGAAATGCCAATGGATTTTGATTCGGAAGATAGACCGAACATAGACATACAGAGAACTCTTTCTACGGGTGATACTCCACTTAAAAAAGTCCCTCTACCCAAAACGGGTGATGAACCAAATAAAAATTTCCAAGAATTATTAGCATCTGAAAGATACAGACAAGTTGTTGCAAGATTGAGGGAACTTACTGGTTCAAACGTTAGATTAACAGATGATGAGAGTGGGATAATGCCGTTGGTACAAATGATGATGACTGCACATAATGAAATTGTACAAGCAGAAGAAAATCATAGACCGGAATTGATTGCGTTAGGTATTAGGTTGGCTGTTGATGAAATTCCTGTTTTAAGTAGAAAGGAAAAATCAACTTTAAGTGAGGGTGATAATGGTGGAATTGAATTCGATAATGGAATTTATAAAGTTTTTTATAGATTACCAGATGGTAGTAAAAAGTACAAAATACAATATGATGCAAAACTTGTCGGTCAAGGTCAAGTAAATCCTGAGGGTTTCAATCGAGAAATGCAACAACAACAAAATATTGACCCTGTTGATGTTGAAAAAGACTTAGCCACTGATTTGGAAAAAATGGATTTTGAAAGAGCTAAAAGAAGAATGATTAACGCAATGATACAAGGTGTCTCTAAAAAGGGTCACTACATGTATTCGTATGTTGCGGACAAACTTGCTGAAATTACAGGTTCTAACAATTTGGTTGCTAACTACGGTATTTTAATGTCAATAAATGATACATTATACTGGCAATTAAGTGATAACCAAATGAAAGGTATGATGGGAGGTGCTGGTATGGGTGGAAAAGAACAAGTAAAACGTAGTACAACACCACCAACAGTTTATGTAGAAGCGGTAAATTTCCCAATTTTAGTGCACGAATTAATTAAAGGTACATATGAGTTATTTGGTATACAAGGAAGACCAAAAGATGATGAAGGTAAAGAAGACCCAAGATTCGCTGAAATTGAACAATCAGAAGATACGTTAGAAAAAGAGGTATGGGATTTAAGATTAGGACCAGCAATTTATGATAGAATCAGACAACAATTCCCTGATGAAATTTTTAATGAAGAAGAATCATATTATCTTCAAAATTACCTAGTTACCAGTATCTTTAGATTACCGGCGAAAGAATTTTTAGTATTCACAAAAGAAGTTGTTTCAGGTTCTGGTGAAGGTAAAAGATTGATGGGGGTACTACTTCAAGGTATCGGTCAAATGTTAAGAGATAAAAATTACAATGACGCAATTAATAGATTTAACCAAGAATTGGAACGAATCACAGATAAAACAGATGATGATGATTTGGGAAACTTCTTGGGTGGTCTTGGTATACGATTAACAGATGACGATGATGACCCACAAGGTCCCATAGTATAAAAGTTCGAAGGGTGGTTTTTAACCACCCTTTTTCATATTTATATATATGAGTAATCAAAAAATAGAACAATTAAAAGAGTATGCCCGTATTTTAAAAGATACACCATATGCTTTGAGAACATACCTACAGACTTACGATAACCTTCAAAAAAGATTTGTTCCATTAAAACTTTTTCCTGACCAAATTCAATTATTAAAAGATTACGAGGATTACAATGAAAATATCACAAGAAAGTATAGACAAGCGGGTGTGACCACGGTTACTGCCGCTTGGATTTCTAAAAAATTACAATTAGCAAAACCCGAGAACCCTGAAAGAGTTCTTATTATCGCAAACAAAAAAGACACCGCGGTTGAAATGGCTAACAAGATTAGACATTTTTTAGACCAGTGGCCTGATTGGATTAATGTAGGATTTTCACCCGATAAAAACTCAGAAAGTAGATTTAGGTTAAACAATGGTTGCGAAGTGAAAGCAGTTGCAACTTCTGCGGATGCTTTACGTGGTTATACACCTACAATTCTTATATTTGACGAAGCTGCGTATATTGAGGCGGGTGAAGACTTTTGGGCAGCGTCTATGGCGTCATTATCTACGGGTGGTAAGATTATTCTTATTTCTACCCCAAACGGTTTTGACCCGATTTATTATGGTGTTTATGACCAAGCAATTAGAGCTGTAAATGATTTTCACATTACCGACCTTAGATGGTTCAAAGACCCTCGTTACACAAAAGATTTGAGATGGGTTAAATGTAATGATATTGTTCATTACATGTTGAATAGAGAACAATATAACGATGATGATATTGTAATGACTGATTTTGATATTGAAAATTACAAACAATACGAAGAAGAAGGTTTTAAACCTTTATCTTCTTGGTTTGAATCAATGTGTAAAAAATTCAAGTTTGATAGAAGAAAAATATCCCAAGAATTAGAATGTGATTTTCTTGGTTCAGGGGACGGTGTAATTCCAACTGAAGTACAAGATAATATTGTTAAAAACATGCTGAGGGACCCAAAAGAAAAGTATATGCATGGTACTTTTTGGCAATGGAAAGAACCCGTACAGGGTCATAAATATATTATGGGTGTAGACGTTTCAAGAGGTGATAGTGAGGACTTTTCTGCAATTAGTATCATAGATTTTGATGAAAGAGAACAAGTGGCGGAATATGTTGGTAAAATACCACCTGATGATTTGGCTTCGGTCGCATATAAATGGGGGATACTTTATGAAGCTTTTATTGTGGTTGATATTACCGGTGGTATGGGTGTTGCAACATCAAGAAAACTACAAGAGTTAAATTATAAAAATCTTTATATAGATGGAATTAATACCAAAAATATTTGGGAGTACAACTCTAAAGCGTTGGAAAAAATTCCAGGTATTAACTTTAACAATAAAAGGACACAAATTGTTGCTGCTTTTGAAGAACAATTAAGAAAAGGGTTTCAAGTTAGGTCTGCGAGATTAATGAATGAATTAAACACATTTGTTTATATAAATGGTAGACCTGACCACATGAAAGGGGCTCACGATGATGCGATTATGAGTATGTCAATGGCATTATATGTTGGTGATATTTCATTTGCACAACTAACTAAAAACGAGAATGCTAATAAAGCGATGTTAGAATCTTGGACATTGTCCGAAAGAACATATGAACCAAATAAATCATTTTATTCATACGGAACAGCGTTTGACCAAATAGGTTCAATGTCAGTGGATAATGACCCCAATATTCCAAGACATAATAACAACGCAACAAAAGAACAATACTCTCGGTACTCTTGGTTGTTTAATAAAAAAAGATAATCCTTTATTATAATAATAAAATTAATTATATTCTCTTAAACTATTTATATACATGGCGGAAAGTAATTTAACGGTATTTCAGAGATTAACAAAAATGTTTGGGTTCCCTGGTAGGGTAACTCCTGAGGAGGCTCCGTCTTTCAATTTTGATAAAGAACAAATACTAAAAACAAATAGTAGGGAGGAGTATGAAAAATCGATGCTACAAGCTCAGCAGAGTCAATACATTGCAGACAAGTGGACAAAACTTGACCAATCTCTTTATAATCAATCGGTATATTACGAACCAAATAGGTTGTCAGCATATTACGATTATGAATCGATGGAATTTACTCCTGAAATTTCTGCCGCTTTAGATATATACGCCGAAGAATCAACAACATTATCTGAAAAAGGTGAAATATTAACTATTTTTTCAGAATCATCAAGAGTCAAAATTATTCTTGATGATTTGTTTATGAATAGGTTAGATTTGAACACTAACTTACAAATGTGGACAAGGGGTACTTGTAAGTACGGCGATAACTTTGTTTACCTTAAAATAGACCCTGAAAGAGGTATTATTGGGTGTCAACAATTACCTAATATTGAAATTGAAAGACATGAAGGTAAAGAAAGCAAAACACCAAATCAACAAAACTCAATGCAACTTCCAACAAGAGAGTTAAGATTTCAATGGAAAAATAAAGATTTAGAATTTCAAGCTTGGGAAATAGCCCATTTTAGATTATTGGGTGATGATAGAAAACTTCCTTATGGTACCTCTATGTTGGATAAAATTAGAAGAATTTGGAAACAATTACTTTTAGCAGAGGATGCTATGTTGATTTATAGAACAACAAGAGCACCTGAAAGAAGGGTTTTTAAAATATTTGTTGGTAACATGGATGACAAAGACATCGAGGCTTATGTACAACGTGTGGCTAATAAATTTAAAAGAGACCAAGTGGTTGATTCAAGAAACGGTCAAGTTGATATGAGATATAATCAAATGGCGGTTGACCAAGATTATTTCATCCCTGTTCGTGACCCAGCTCAAACAAATCCTATTGAAACATTAGCAGGGGCACAAAACTTAGGTGAAATTGCCGACATTGAATATATCCAAAAGAAAATGTTGGCGGCACTTCGTATTCCAAAAGCTTTCTTAGGTTTTGAAGAAGTTGTTGGTGACGGTAAAACTCTCGCGTTGATGGATATTCGTTTTGCAAGAACAATCAACAGAATTCAAAAATCGGTAATTCAAGAATTAAATAAAATAGCATTAATTCATCTTTACTTATTGGGTTTGGAAGATGAATTAGATAATTTCACATTATCATTAACAAACCCGTCAGCACAATCTGATTTGTTGAGAATTGAACAATGGAAAGAAAAAATTGTATTGTATAAAGATGCAACATCTGACCAATCTCAAATTGGAATCCTACCTGTTTCACATACTTGGGCTAAGAAAAATATTCTTGGTATGAGTGACAGTGAAGTGATTCTTGATTTACAACAACAAAGAATTGAAAGAGCAATTGGTTTCGAATTAACTAACACACAAAACGTTATCAAACGAAGTGGTGTATTTGATGATGTTGATTCAAAATATGGGGTTCCCGAAGAGGAAAGACAAGAAGGTGGAGATGCGGCTGGCGGCGATGCTGGCGGTATGAATATGGGTACGGGCGGAGGTACCCCACCACCACCGCCACCAGCGGGGGGTGGAGACGCTCCTTTGAGTGAGAACGAAACAAAAAAACACAATATATTGAGTATGTTGAACGAAAATGACAAATTAGAAGATTTGTTTGATATGAATAAAGCTCAAGATAATATTTATGAAATAGAAAATAAACTTAAAAACTTCTTAAACGAATAACAAAAATGACAAACTTTGGTAAATTAAAAATAAAACTATTAACAAAACTTACCGAATCTTACGCCTCTAATAATAAAGGTGAAATTAAAGATTTAGTAAATAAACTAAAATCAAATAAATCTTTATCTGAAATGTATATGTTTTATGAAAATATTGAAAACTTGAACATTTCATCAAAAGATAAAGCCAAATTATATGTGGAATCTATTGAACCTATTTTAGTAGAAAAAACTAAATCTTTGAAAAAAGAAATAAAAGAGTTTGATAAATCAATCAAAGGCGTTGTAGCGGAATCAAATTTACTTTATAACGATTTGGATATTCTTTCGGAGGAAACCAATATGCACAATATCGCATCTAAGATTGACGCTAGAGAAAACTTAATATTTCATTTGATTCAAGAAAAGAAAAAAGAAATTTTTGAAAAACCTTCAGTTCAAATAGAAAATCATTCTTTATTGAATGCGGTGTTGGTAAATAATTTTAATATTAAGTATAGTGATTTTTTGAATGAGGAACAAAAAGAAACTTTCAATAAGATTGTATCAATGACTGATGAGGAATTGATTAATGAAATGAACTCTGTAAAAAAAGAACTTAATAACAAATTAGATTCACTATTAAAAGAATCTACTGAAGATTCTGTAGTTAGTAAACTTACTAATGTAAAATTAGAAGTTGAAAAATCGGAAATTTCAAAATTCAATTACTATAAACTAATTGAATTAAAAAATGGTTTAATTTGATTTTTCTTTATCGGTAAACAATTGCTGCTTATAAATCGCCTTTAATTTTTTATCTCTTTTTTCAACCGATGGTTTAACATATTCTTGTTTTTTTCTAAGTTTTTCGATTTGTTTAGTTTTTTGAACCTTGTATTTGTATTTTTTTAATGCTGATTCAAGGTTTTTTTCTTTGTTGACGTTTACGATTATCATAATCTTTTTTTGAAATATAAATAAAAAGTTTTGATTTATTAAGTTTATTTTGTATATTTTAAATACACCATAAAGTACATAAGTATGATATTATTAAATGAAAAAAGGAAAGTTTATTTCAATTGGTGTTCACAATAATGTAAAAATTGGATACGGAACGGTTGATTGTAAAAACTTAAAAACAATCTACGTACAATTAAATTCATGGACTCAACCAACAATAAACGACCACGATTTTGAAAAATTAATTTCAAAAACAAGAAGACAAATAAAAGAAAAAGTTTATTGTTTAAATTCTGATTTATTTAAAAGAGAATCAATTGTTGATTTGGATATTAAAACTAGTGCCATAAAAACAAATAAAAGGTCTTTCATGGACCTTGAAATTACATTGTATGTCGATAAATTTTTTGATGTGCGTTCTAAAGAAGTTGAAAATATTATTACCAACTTATCAGAAACTATAATAGACACCGTTTTGACGAACGAAACTTTATTTAATTTCTTTGAAAAAAAAATTAATTAAGTATCTGAGGTATTTATTATAAAAAGTTGGATGAAAATACTCGGCCCAAATGAAACCGGTAAAGGTATACTAATAGAATACGACGCTGGTTATATATCACCAAAAGAAAATCAGAAAATTATTTCTGAAATGAAAGATGTGGACTATTCTGATGATGTGGTCCTTTACGCTGTTTTACAAAAATATGATACACCAAATAAAAATGGTAGAATCTACCCTGAAGACATTCTTAAGAGAGAAAATGAAAAATATCAATCTATTATAAATAAAGGTGGTGCATTAAACGAACTAAATCACCCAACATCTTCACTAATAGATTTAGACAGAGTTTCACATTCGATTTTAGAAACATGGTGGGATGGTAAAATCCTTATGGGTAAAATAAAATTATTTACTTCTCCCGCTTGGAAAAAAATGGGAATAGTTAGTACTAAAGGTGACCAAGCTGCCATGTTATTAATGAATGGTGCAACACTTGGTATATCATCAAGAGGTGTTGGTTCTTTAAAAAATATTAAAGGTCAAAACATTGTTCAAGAAGATTTTGAATTAGTGTGTTTTGATTTAGTGTCATCCCCAAGTACACCAGGTGCATATGTATTCTCAGACTTAAAAGACAGGGACCAATATCAAGAATCAATTCAAGAAAATCCATCAGACTCAAATAGAATGAAAAATTTGATGTCAAAGTTGGATAGTTATTTAGGTAAATAATAATTTATTATAGGTTATCAAACTATAATCGGTATTTTTTTACATTATCAGCATATTTATAGGTAAATATATTTAATAATATGAGCGAAAAATCCATTCTAGAACAAGCATTGCTTCAAGTACAGACCCTTGAGGAGGCGGTAAGGGCAAACGCAAAAGGTATACTTGCTTCAACTATGAAACAAGAAATCGGCGATTTGTTGAAAGAATCCATGGAAGATGAGGAAAAAGTTGTTAAAGAACAACCTAATCCTGAAGAAGACCCCGCAGACGATGTATCAGCAGGTGCTGACGATAACACTGGGGACGATAAATCAGACGAAGATGATGACAACTCATCTGATGAACTATCTAAAGACATCGACTCAAAAGATTCATCTGATGACGACTTTGGCGACATGGATAACATGAACGACTTTGGAGACATGGATGATGACGATGTGGTTGATATGACTGGTGCTGACGAAGACGAAATTTTAAAAGTTTTTAAAGCAATGAGTCCTGAAGATGGAGTAATCGTTAAGAAAGATGATGACCACATCGAATTGTCTGATGGTGATGACGAGTATATCATTAAGTTAGGTGCAGACATGGAAATGGATGATGAAGACATGGAAATGGATGATGAAGACATGGAAATGGATGATGAAGACATGGAAATGGATGATGAAGACATGGGCATGGGTTATGAGTCGGAATATTCAAATGAATTGAAAGAAATGATGGATGATTCTGAACAAACAGTTTACGAAATCGAACTTGATGATGTTGATGAAGACATGATGGACCCTATGATGATGCCCGAGGACGACGAGTTGTGCGAATATGAAATAGACCCCAAGATGTACGAGGACGAAAAGATGTGCGAAGATGACGAAGACCAAGACCCCAAGATGGGTGACGTTGATGAAGCATCAAGAACTACATCAAATCTTCACGGAGATAAAGGTGGTATGAATAGAGCCGGTATTAAAGGCAAAACAAAATATAAAGCTGGTTCGGGTTCAATCAACGAAGAAGTTAGTAAACTCAAAAAACAAAACGATGAATATAAAAAGGCTTTAGTCTTATTCAAAGAAAAGTTAAATGAAGTTGCTGTATTCAACGCTAACTTGGCTTACGCTACCCGTTTGTTTACTGAACACTCGACCACCAAACAAGAGAAGTTAAACATCTTAAAAAGATTCGATTCAATCTCAACCTTGAAAGAGTCTAAGAACTTATATAGTTCTATAAAAACTGAATTAGATACAAAAAAACCTGTAACTGAATCAGTGGTTGATAAAATAACAACGTCACAAACATCTTCTTCTTCAAAAGTATTGTCGGAATCAAAAGCATATGAGAATCCACAATTCAGAAGAATGAAAGATTTAATGGCAAAAATAAAATAAACTTAAAAATTAAAAATTAATACTAAAATGGGAGCATTATTAGAATCTGGTATGGTTGGTAACATTGGATTAAAACACCTCCGTGTTATCAAAGAAGATACCATTAAAAAATGGGATGACTTAGGATTCCTTGAGGGTCTTAACGGTCACCAAAAAGACAACATCGCACAATTGTATGAAAACCAAGCTTCATACCTAATCAACGAAGCGGCTGTAGCCGATGCTTCAGGTTCATTTGAAACTGTAGTATTCCCTATTATCCGTCGTGTTTTCTCTAAATTGTTAGCGAACGACATCGTATCCGTACAAGCAATGAACTTACCTATCGGTAAATTGTTCTACTTTGTACCTAAAATTCAAGATAGAACATCGGCAAACGCACACCGTCAACCATTCGGTTTCCCAAACACAACCGATACCGACCCAGCCGTTGGTTACACTGGTAACAACTTGTATGACCGTTTCTACGAAGCGAGTGATTCAGTTGATTCTGGTTTGTTTGACTACTCAAAAGGTACTTTTGCAACAATTACTGGCTCAACAATTGAATTTGTTACATTTAGTAACGGCGTAGCTTCAACTCAAGCGGCTATTGCTACAGGTAACACAGTATCAAGTGTAATTGCTAAAATTTCAGGTTTTACAACTTACGAAGGTGCTAGTAAACTTTCCGGCCCTAATGGTCATGTCATGGATACTGAAGAGTTCTTAGCATCATTAACTGTTTACACTTTATCAGGTCTTGATAGTTCGTTATATACTCACTTAGGTGCTACTGCAGCCGCTAATATTCCTTTCAGCGTAGTAACTCAAAAATACGGTAAAGGCATTGTAGAGTACGGTTCTAAAGACAGTGGTAGAACAGGTAAATTCACAAACGTTTGTGACGCTGATGGAGTTATTTACTTATCTATCGACTTACAAAAGTACAACGGTGTAACAACAGGTTTTACAGATTACACAGTTGCTGGTTCATCATTAGCGGCGAGTGACATTAAGGTAAGTTGGAGAGAATACAATTCATTAGAATTCGAAGAAGAAATCGGTGAAGTATCTTTCGACCTTGAGTCAGTAACAGTTTCTGTAACTGAAAGAAAATTGAGAGCTAGCTGGTCTCCTGAATTAGCACAAGACGTAAGTGCATTCCACAACATCGATGCTGAAGCTGAATTGACAGCTTTATTGTCTGAGCAAATCGCAGCAGAAATCGACCGTGAAATCCTTCGTGACATTCGTAAAGGTGCCGCTTGGACATCTAAGTGGGACTACAACGAATGGAGATACGGTAACGATGGTTCATCATTCGCTGGTTACACTCAAAAAGACTGGAACCAAACATTGGTTACCAAAATTAACCAAATCTCAGCTCAAATCCATAAAACTACCTTAAGAGGTGGGGCTAACTGGATTGTTGTATCTTCTGAGGTATCTGCAGTATTTGACGACTTGGAATACTTCCACGTTTCAAACGCGGCTCCTGAGCAAGACCAATATAACATGGGTATCGAGAAAATCGGTTCTTTAGCAGGTCGTTATCAAGTGTACCGTGACCCATACTTACCAGCTGGTAAGGTTGTTATCGGTCACAAAGGTAAATCATTGTTGGACGCTGGTTATATTTACGCACCATACGTTCCATTACAATTAACACCTACAATGTACAATCCATTCAACTTTACACCAATCAAAGGTATTATGACCAGATACGCTAAGAAAATGGTTAACAACCGTTATTTTGGTGTGGTAAACGTAAGTGGTTTGTCTACATTTAGTCTTGACACCTTGAGATAATCATAACTATCTCATAATAGAAAGGGGGACATTAGTCCCCCTTTTTTATTGTACAATTTTTCAGTATATTTGTAATATGGGTAAAATATCAAAAAAAAATATACAAAAAGCAATTATGTCCGACGAACCCTTTGATTATGAGAAATTAAGATTAGACGTATTAAAAGGTTTGATAGAAAGTAGGAATATTGAGTGTAAACAGACTAAAGATGAAATGGTGAAATATCTTAAGATGGAAGACCAAGGAAAATATATTCGACCAATTACTTATCAAAAACAATATGATGGTAGATTCATAGTCGGTATTGATATTAGTGATTCGGACAATTGTAGAGAGATGAGTAAATTAATGGAAAAAGGTCTTGCCGAAAATCTTAGATTATATTACAATAATAGAGTACATTTTATTTCAAACCAAAAATTAATATGAATTGGACGGAATATTTTTTAGGATTAGCGGAACAAGTAAAACTTAAATCAAAAGACCAATTCACACAGATAGGTGCGGTAATCGTTGGGGGTGACAATGAGGTACTTTCTACGGGTTATAATTCTTTCCCAAGGGGAATGGACGATTCTAAATTAGAACGTCAGGAAAGACCTGAAAAATACTTCTGGTTTGAACATGCGGAACGTAATGCAATTTATAACGCCGCTCGTGTAGGAACACCATTAAAAGGTTCCACAATATATCTTACGTCGGGATTACCATGTATGGACTGTGCTAGAGGTATAGTAAATAGTGGAATTAAAACTGTTTACTGTAAAGAGGTATGTACCACAAAAAATAAGGAGAAGTGGGATGAATCTCAAAAGAAATCCCTCCAACTCCTCCTTGAATGTGGGGTTGTTGTTAATTATTATTAATTACCAAGTTCTACAAGCCCAATATCTTGGTTTCCAACGTGGACCTGGATTATCACAATTGTGTCTAGCTCTAAATGATTTTCTTCTTTCGGGATTATTCTTTTTAATTTTCATTACTTTACCCTTTGCAGATTTACCACCAAACCCAAAATTTACTTTTACTACTTTTCCTTTATCATTCTTAACATAAACTTTAAATTTCTTAATATCACCCTGCATAATTTTTCCAAGTTGTACCTTTCTTCCCTGATATTCGGCTTCATTTAAAAGGTCTGTAATTTCATAATTAGTTTCTTCAATTGGGCCGTATTCATTTTGATAAATGAATGTAATATCCTCATCCGATAAATCTAAGTGACCAGTCAAATATAGTTCTTTACATTCTTCTAATAATTTAAAAAAATTATCAGTACCTAATTTGTATACATTTTCTAATAATGATTTTTTATAAATAATATGATATTGGAGAGCGTTAGAAATTTCCATATTTTCAGTAACCAATTTTGGATGTTTAATTGTATTTTGAATTGTAGTTGTATCTAATTTAATTATATTTTCCATATTTTCATTAAATTTTGTCATTGTAGGTTTGTTACCCTTGCCTATCTTCGGTTCTTTCTTTTCTGCTCTTCTTTTTTGAGAAGTCATAGATTTTTTTTCTTTTTTACTATAACTACCAGCGGTTTTTGGAGTGTCTTTTGATACTTTTTTTGATGGTCTACATTTTGGATAACCCTTTCTACCTTCTTCACCATCAGCCGATTTTCTACCACAGGGGGGGTGTTTACCGTCAATCTTACGAGAAACGTCAACCCATTTTTCTTTAAACCATCTTGCCAAGTCTTCTTTTAAAACCTCTCCAGATTCAATAGATTCATTTACATAAGATAAATCTTCTTCACTAATATAAATCTTCATTGTGTACTTATCTGTATTATCATGACCACATTTATGACACGTATACGGGTCATCTCCACCATCATATAAAGACCAATTCCAACCGCATTGACAGACAATTTTTTTATCCATTATTTTTTACCCGAGCAATATGACCCCGAGCACTTTCTTACCCCATCTAAACCTTTTATTTTACCTTTACAAACTTGAATCGCATATCCATTAGCGTACGCGCTTGGATAGACTTTAAATTTTGATTTTGCTGCTGATTTTCCTCGTGCACAAAGTTTATTTGATTTGGCCTCGTTTAATGATTCTTTCGTTATATTCATCATAAAATCAAAAACTTGGTCAACATTTTCTTTAGCGACAGCAACATGGTCATCAGCCCAATCATGACCATTTTGTAAAATGTCTTCAACGATAGATGGGTCTAATTGTAACAACATTTGACATTGTCTGTGAAGTTGTTTAAGATTACTGAAAAACATGTAGTTTTCAGTTATATTTTCATTCTTGTAATTGTCAAGTTGATTTTTAATAATTCCTTCTAAGTTATCCATAATAATAAATATTTTAAATTTCTGATAATATTTCAAACTTGACATAGTCGTTGTAAAATATTTCCTCAGTATATGTTTTAGCTTTAAATTCCATAAAATACTCCCTTGGAATCATAAACGATGTATCTAAATAAAAAGAATTCTCATTTGTAACATCTACATTAGTCCAATCGTAAACAATTACATTTGTTTTTCCTTCTTTTATGAAAATTCTATAATAAACATCGTCAAATAATATTGTTCTTGATTGTTCAATTGATTTCAAATAAAGTACAATCTTTTTTAATTCACCCCTAATTATTTTTTCATTCTGTTTTATTCCTGAAAATTGAATTTTATAGTTTTGAGTCTCGGTTGGGTTTGAACCAACACTATACCCCGATGTATACGGTTTTGGTACAAACTTTTGAGTGGCGTTACCTATAGACACACCATCAAGTGTTAGATTTTTCCATCTATCATAGAAAAATCTTTTACCATCACATAGTTGTCCTGTTAAACCGAATCTCACTTTGTAGACACCTTTTCTAATTTTTGTTGTTGTAAGACCTGTTAATCCAGAAATAGCAACACTACTTGAATTAAGTATATCAACAGTGGGGTTACTTTCTAAATCATAGAAATTAGAACCTTTCGTTACATATAGATAAAGATTATTATATCTCTTTTCAATAAAATTATGTCTGTTATCATATATTCTATCGTACAAAGTCGTCTCAACAAATGGCTCAAAGAATGTTTGAGTGTATTTTGAGAAAAACGATACCGATTGTTGTGTTTCACCCGTAGTTATGGATTCAAATGCTGATGTGAAAGCCAACCCTAATCCATGGTCAGTGTTACCTGATAGTAATATACCATTTACATAATTTGTAATGTTAACATTGATATTTTCATTACCATTGTCAAAGTGTATTGTACTTATTACGGTAAAACCTGTATACACACCTGGATGAGTCCATCCCGATGTTGTAGTTCTATCGTACCAATTAGAAGCTCGTGTGTCATATATTTTGTTACCTGAACTGTCATCATAAGTGGTAAATTCATAATCATATCCAACACCTTCATCCCATGATTGTGGTATTGAAAATAATATTAAATCGAATGATGTTGCTCGGTCTTTACCATTGGACTTACTGTCTCCAACTAATTTAGCGTCACCAATGACCGTATTAGTCATTTTCAAGTAGTGAGTTGTTCCTGTGGTTATAACTAAATCACCACTGTCAATTTTTGATTGTAAATCTGTAAAATCAACTTTAAATATGAATCTCGAATATCCGTCCCCATAATAAATCTCAGTTGTTGGATTTTTTGCGGTGTTAACTCTACTGTCTTCGATGATAGTATTGTTTTTAGAAAAATATGAGCGATAGTACGACATTCCCTTTATAGTATAAATATCGTTTTAGTTGATTTTAATAGATTTATTTATCAACTCGTCCCTTAATTTTTTATACAGTATTTCCAATTTTGCGTGAGGGGAGTATCCATTCTTAACATACTCTTTATTGATATTGTGTACGTGACTAGTTAAAACGGTGTAAAGAGCATCAATAAAATCTAATAATATTTCACCTCTCACTAAAGAATATGTATTTGGTTCTATCTTTTCAATATAGTCAGATTGGTCATATTCATAAGTGTTTAAAACAGGAAAATCAATTTTTTTATCCGTAAAATTTGTGTCCGTAGAAAGTAAGTAAATTTTATCGGCGGTCACGTTTCCAAAAGTTTGTTCAAAAGACGTAGAATCCGTTTTTAAAACTTTTATGACTTTTTCAACTGTCTTCGTGTTTGGTGTAACCTTATCTCTATTATAAACTAAACTTGATTTTGAAGTAGACCCGGGTATTTTTATGTTATTAAACAGAGTTAATCTGTTATTTTTTTCAGTACTTGTTGTTGACCTGTTTTCAAACTCATTTGTCGGTCTAAAGAAAAAAGGATATATGTTTGAATCTGATTGAGTTACTATTAAATCTGTGAGTATTTTAAAAGGAACAA